CTTCGGACGCTCCCAGGACTGTTACCCCGGGGGTGCAATTGCTCACCTATGCCCCACATTCGCGCCCAACGTGCTCACAACGGTGCCTGCGTATTGCCTGCCGCGAAACGGCTTAGTGTATTGCTGCTCAGGCTCACGCTGTGCCCATTGATTCGGCAGGTACGCCTCGCCCTCGCTGGACACTCGGCACCCCCAAGGCCTGGCCACCTCGAGTCCGGACACACACGCCACGGTTCGAGACCAACTTAGGCCAATGGCTCGGCTTAGCCTGTACAGACCAGTCGGCCCGTGTGCGGTCAGGTAGTCAGTAATCAACTGTCGGTCTGATAGGTTTACGTTCGCCCTCATGCGGCCTCTCTTCCAGATTGTTCACGCAAAAACTGACTGAATAGCCGCAGCCAAATTAGTGTCGTTCCCGTCGTTCCCGTTCGGGAACGACATATGTTTTTGGCTCTAACATTTTCTCGGTCTAACGACCAAGCACTGAGATGCCTGTTTTCGCTAAAACACCCTCTATCAAAAAACCAGCCAAATATAGGGGTATTCAGTCGTTCCCGTCGTCTCTCTCTCTTACAGAGAGAGAGAGAGACAACGACGGGAAACGACTCGGAGTATCCACCTGTATTGGTCGATTGACTCGTTCCCAAAGCGTGCGGGAACGACGGGAACGACCTAAATAAAGAACTATTCATCGTTCCCACCTTCCACCGGGAACGACTCGGGAACGACTTTTCGCTCGTTCAGTGGTAGGTCTGTCTGGCCGTTCTGCTCAACAAGCCTTATGCAGCCCCTGGCCGAACCAGACCGGTCGATGGTTATCTCGTTCTGGGCAAGAAGCGCGTCGTAAGCAAACCAAACGTCCGACTTACGGAACCCGGATAGGTGGGTGTCGAAGAGCCAGTTGCGCGACTTTGCGGTTCCCCCGATCTCGCGCAGCTTGAGAACGATTGCGTCGTGCAGGTTTGGGCGCTCAGGGGCAGTTGCGGACGTGGCCGATTGCGACCGCTTGCGCTTGCCGTTCGCCTTTTGCCACTCCTCACCGAGTGCAGCGGCCTCGGGCTCGGTAGCGAGTCGCAACGTGCCGCCCAAGCCCTTCTCAGTCTGCTGAATCAGCCACCGGTCGCCAAAGTGGGGCGCCATGTTGTTTTTGACATTGCTCATCAGGATGCCTCGCAGTGTCTCGAACTGGAAAGCGGTCAGGCTCGTGTTCGACCTGAAACCGTCCTGAATGCCCGTCACGCCTCGCGCGTCACTGCGACCGTTCTGTCCACTGGTCTTGCTCGAGTGGTGAGCATTGATGACGGTGGGCGTGCCCGGTAGCGCGCACAGCGTCTCGACTGCAGCAACGTAGGAGGTGGCCGCGCTGTTGTCCTTCTCGACGTCGGGCCCAGCGAATCGTGAGAGGGGATCCATCACAACGAGGGCAAAACCCGCCTTGCTCCTTTCCGAGACTTTAGTGAGTTCTTGCCGGAATTGAGTGAGAAACGGCATGCGTTGGAAATCGTTGCGCGTGCCGTTACCAATGACGTTGACGACCTGACCCATCAGCGGCTTGGTGTAGATGTTATGCGCGGCGTCGCGTCTTGCCTCGTCACTCAACCCAAACGAGTTGTAGGCGCGCCATAGGTGGATCTGCATCAGCTGCTTGTCGGACTCGCCACAGCACAGAGCAACGCAGCCCGGAGTTTGAACCTTGAAACCGCACCAGGGCAGACCGAGTGCGACCGCAACCGCAAGCTGACATAGCATGGTCGTTTTGCCGGTGCCGCCACCAGCAGAGAGCAGGGCAGCGCGTCCGAGCGGTATTGCACCGTGATTGCCATCGCACATATCGTCTCGCAGCAACCACTCTATTGGAGGCGGCTCCACTATCGGGTCGCACATGTCGTCTGCCCATTCACCGATAGCGATTGCAGGGCTGGGTCGATAGAGCTCCACACGTTGCGAGGTGTTCTCAACGGCCGCAAATGCATCCTCGACCGAGTTAGTCTCGAGCGTCGCAACGAGCATGCGCGCTTCGGCCAGCAGTGCGCGCTTTTGCCAGAGCTCACGTACTTGCTCAGCCCACGAGACCGCGCCCTGGATGAGTGAAGCAGGCGTTTCTAGCTCGAGTTCGAGTATAAACTTGGTTCCTCCCACCTCCTCGAGCTTGCCCATCTGCTTGAGCTTGCGGGCTACGTTTGGGCTGTTCACATCGTTGTCATGGCTGACTAACTGGATGGCTTGTGCGACCGTTTGATGGGCAGCAAAGCCAAAGTGGTTCGGTGTGATGATCTCGAATATGGGCTCAACGAACGTCGCATGGTCCAGCAACGAACCGAGCAACGCACGCTCGATTCCTGCGTCGATGAGCAGCTCGCGTGCAATGGGTCCGGGTTCGTCACTCATCGGGTAAGCCTCAATTCATCCACAACTTCGGCAGGTGGCCTAAAGAATCGCTCTTGCCCTCGACACTTCACGAAGGGGCACATGCGACGGTTCGCGAGCACGAAGCCGTAGCGCAGGTGATTGCGCCACGGTGAGCACTGGTCGGTTACGCAGTCCACGATATCGACTGCTCCAATAATTCCGCCGCACAGCATCGACTTCAGCGGCGGGATTTGAATCAGCTCGGTTCTCCCGAGCTCTCGAGTCGCGTCGTAAATGTCAAACACCGCGCCGTTGTGCTCCGACACGGTGCACGAGCTCGACACATGGATCAGCACGGGCCCGCGATACTCGGTGGACCACGACCGGTTCTCGCAGCACTTCCACCACGCGTCGGGCAGCTCGAATACTGCCCATGCCCATGGTGCTTTGACGGACAGGGCCAGAATGCTCATTCTTCGGGCTCCCATTCGCAGCCATCCCAGCCCAGCGCCGCGAGTTCTTCGGGCGACCACATAAATGCACCTTGCCAGTGCGCCATCGACCAGCACTCGTACTCAGCGCACTCGGCTGGTTTCACTTCGTGAACTTTGCAACCATCGATTGAACTGAAGAACACGCAAGGCGAATCGGCTGACCATGTCTCTTCGGCTATGAGCCACTTACCAGCAAATTCTTCGACTTGATGGTGGCGCAACAATACCGGGTGATTCGTCCCTCGACCGTCAACCACTGTGCAGTACTTGAGAAAGAACTCACGAGGGCCGAGACCGAAGTGCACCGCAAGCCTAAGCAGGTCCGCTTGAGTCAATGCGCCCGGTCCCTTCAGGCAGCAGTTACCCGACTTGCAGCATTCGTTTTTGAGTTGCTTGAGCGCCGGCGGATGCTCTTCCTCGTACAGACGCAACCGACGTCGCTGATTCTCTCGCCAAAGCACCGACTGATACGCGCTCACGGCTTGGTTCTGCACGGCAGCTGGGCACGAGCTCGAAACGTGAATCAACACGGGCCCACGGTATTCGGTGGGCCAATCGCGGTTCTCGCAGCACTTCCACCACGCGTCGGGTAGCTCGAAGATTGCCCACGCCCACGGTGCTTTGACGGAGAGAGCAAGGATGGTCACAGGGCGGCCCTCCCGTCTTCAGGACACCACACGATCCGAAGCGTATCGAGCATGCTCAATGGCAGCCACCGTCGCGCGTGAGCATCAATGACCCGACATAGCTCATTGAACCCCTCGTCGATGCCCTGTGCGTCAAACTCGCCAGTCTCTCGGCAGACCACATACAGAGGCCCCCATGGTTTCGTCATGCGTGCTTGACGCAACTTCTGCTCGGTCTTCAGTTGTCCGCGCCGTGTCTTGTTCTCAATCTCGATGTGTAGTGGCCCAAGCCATCCCACGAGGTCAGCACCACCCTTGCCACCGAAGGGTGCGTGATAAGACTCGCCGTATCCCGTCTTGTTATTCTCCCACTGCCCAAACGGGAAGTAGCGCTTATGCAGCCACAAGCGGACGTTTGCATCGAATGCGCGCTCGCTCATGGTGTCGGGTCCCAATCTCGAATCAGTTTGCAAACGTGGTTGATTGCAGCGACATTGCGAGCCCATACGGTTGACACTGGGGTATCGCAGAACAAGTCGTTTGGTTTTAGCTCCAAGTACCAGTAGTGCCCGACGGGTTCGATCTCCTTTTGGACGCGTGGTAAGTACCCAACCGCTAGGGGTCGCAGATACCGCAATAGGTGCTCGAGTTGCGCATCGGGAACGTTGCCGCTGACAATGACGTACGGATCGCAGCCGTGACCCGCACATGAGCCTTCCGTCGTGAAACCCTGGTCGTTCAGTACGTCGCAGAGCTCTATGATTTCAGGGTCGATCTTCTCTTCCCAGTTCGTATCGAACCGCACTGTTTTCCAGTCGCTCATAGCGTCCGCTCCACGTGGTAGCTGCAAAAGCTGGTTCCGTCTTGCTTTACCGTTCCGAGTCCGTGGATGCTATTACACACGTACTCACCGACAGGACGAATAAACTTATCGCACGTAATGCACACGGGTGGCTTCGGAGAGTAGGCCACATCAGTCTCACGCACGGCCCGCAACGTGAAGTACTGGCGCTGCATCATCATGTCGGGTCGAACGTAGATAACCGGTAATTGTCGCGGATTCATGATGGTGCTCCCTGTGCGTTCTTGCTTCCGCGCTTCTGCGATCGACGACAGCCATCGTCGAAAGGATGCGCGTCCCAAAATGGCGTTTCTTTCGCTTGCCCATAGATAGGCTCGAGTCCAAGGACGGCGCGAATTGCGTCAACCAATGCATGGTCGGAAGCAATGTAGCGGTCACTCATCTTCGCACCTGGCCCCACGACATACCGTCAGGCATGCACCCAAAACGCGCCTTGTACTGAGCCACGGCCCATCCAATTCGAAACCGCTTCACATTGGCAATCGCCTTGACTCGTGCCCACTCCGCACATTTCTCTTCGGGCGTTGCGTCGCGAACAATCGGATTGATGCCGAATTGCGACTTGTACGTTTTGACGAGCCACCAGAGCGGTTTGCCCTCGGCTACCTGTTGCGCGCGCATGCGAGCAAGGGCAGCATCTTTCGCGTGCTGAACCGTCTCGCGACCGTCGAACACCTGCTCGAGCTCCTCGTCGAACACCTGCACGGGTAGGCTACGTCGCTCTGTCACGAAGCCACAGATCGGACACTTGCCAACCCACGACTTGCAGACGCCGCCACATGCGATGCACTGGCGCAGCTTGAGCACGTTTGCGCGCCTGATTGCCTTGCCCTCGATAGAGTAGGCTCGGTCCTCGGTGGGCAGCCCAAACTTGCGATAAGCTCCCGCAAGGTCAATGAGCACGCAGTCGGTCTTGCTCCGATGCATGCGCAGGCCTCGACCGACGATCTGAAGGTAGAGCGCCATTGACTCGAGAGAGCGCGCCAGCAAGAGGCACGACACCTGCGGAATGTCCACGCCCTCGGTCAACAGGTGGACGTTCCACAACACCGTAATATCTCCGCGCGCGAAGGCTTCGAGCTTGCCTCGTCGCACGGTGGGCTCGTCCTCGCCCGTGATGTAGTCGCATCGAATGCCGGCCGCTTGGAACTGCTCGGCCCAAATGCGCGCTTGCTCGATGCTTGGTGCATAGGCGAGCGTGAGTCTCTTGGTTCCGTGGTCCTTCCAGGCTTTGAGCGGATCGACTGCTAGTCCACCAGTATCGGGTCCACCGAACACCTTACACTGACAGATGTGACCCTGCTCTATCAGTTGCGAGTACTGCGCGGCCACCACGATGCGATCGAATAGGCCCTTGAGTGCCTTACCGTCTGCTCGTGCCGGTGTCGCCGTGAGACCGATTCGACGCTTGTGCCTGATCGTCTTTCGGATCTCGTTCCACTTGTCCGCAGCATAGTGGTGGCACTCGTCGATGAACAGCCAGTCGCAATCATAGGGCTTGAGTGACTGGATAGTGGTGACAACGAGCTCCTGGAGGCCACCCCAGCCGTGCTCATTGAATGCACAATCTAGGGTGGCCTTTGCTTGCGCTACCAATTCCTCACGATGCGCGACCCAGCAGATACGCCCGCCGAGTCTTGCCGCGAGCTCGGCGCCCATGGTCGTCTTTCCGCTGCCGGTCGGCGAAACCAAGCACACGTTCAACTCGTCGGACAGAATGTCAGTAACGGCCGCCGTCTGGTAGTCGCGGAGCTGCATCGGTTATTCCTTGGTATCGGCAAACAACGGCAGTGAATCGGAAGAGCGGTGTTGCTTCGTGTTTGGGCAAGTCGCGAAGTGGGACGTGTACTTGCGACCACCTAGGCGCCGACATTGACTCGCGAGCTCTATAGGACTCTCCACGTGCACGGCTCTAGCGTCTTCCGTAACGTAGAATTTACCGTCAGAGTCCGGCACCGCATCGAACGGCATCGACTTACCCGTGGACTGTATCGTGGCGAACACGATTGCCGCCTTGCAGCTGGTGCATTGAGTGACCTTCATAGCTCTGGCTCCTCGCCATCAGTATTCCGATCGTCCTCGCTGTCCGTGCTCTCAGGTAGCCCAATACCAATCGTTGAATAGTAGTGAGCCCATAGCCCACCGATGCGCGTGCGTACCTTATCTTCGGTCTCTTCGTGCAGCCCATAGAACGCACTGGGCGAGTAAAGATGCGTTTCCGCGTACAACTCAACGCCGTCAGCATCGGTCGACTTTTTCGGGTGCGGCACCTGCACCCGAATCATCTGCACGCCAGCAAATGATACCTCAGTCACGAGACCATGGTGCTGTCGGTGCCCCATGAGCTCGATAGTTCCCCATGTCACGGCTCACCCCACGAGACGCCGACGAGCTTTCCGTCCTTGACTTCGACGCTCGTGGGTTTCTCGAGTACGATCACGTGACCGGGCAGAACCCAGAGCGCGAATGCGTACTGACCGAATTCAGCAAACGCTTTGATGCGCGCAGCCTTGTCGGCATCAACTTCGACGATCCCGATCTCAACTGGGAACAGATAAAACGCCATCCAGTCAGTGTCCCCGAGTGAGTCCCAGAGTGAGTCCTCGAGTGAGTCCCCGAGTGAGTCCCAGAGTGAGGCCCAGAGTGAGGCCCCGAGTGAGGCCCAGTCAGTGTCCCCGAGTGAGGCCCCGAGTGAGGCCCCGAGTGAGGCCCCGAGTGAGGCCCCGAGTGAGTCCCAGAGTGAAACCCCGAGTGAGGCCCTGAGTGAGTCCCCGAGTGAGGCCCTGAGTGAAACCCCGAGTGAGGCCCTGAGTGAGTCCCAGAGTGAGGCCCAGAGTGAGGCCCAGGGTGAGGCCCAGAGTGAGGCCCCGAGTGAGGCCCCGAGTGAGGCCCAGAGTGAGGCCGCCTCTTTCGGCGTCTTTACCCAATGGATCTCATACTTGACCAGTGCCGGGGCCACTATCACCGAGATCGCCGACTCTGCCGCTGTCTTGTCAGTGACGGTACTAGTGGCCGCGTCGAACATCCGCTGACGGAACTGCTCGAGGGTAAGTTGCTGCTCGTCGGTTAGCTTATCGAGTTTGGCCATTACGCGAAGTCCTCGGGGCGAGTGTTGAGATCTTGGTTTTTCTCGTTCGACGATCCGTAATTGTCATCGACGATGCCCGAGCCGTCATCGTCATCAGATTGCGGCTGAGCTACCGGGGCTACCTCTCGCTCACCGTCGGCCAACGTGTACCCTTCTTCACACTCGCGAGCCGTCATTGCGCGAGGTTCTTGGAGCTGCTTCGGGGGGCTAGTGTCCGTGCGTACTTCACGCACCTGCATCAGCTTGTAATCGAACACCCGCTGGCACCTAACATCGCGGTATTCAGCTTCGTCACCAATCTCGTCCGCTAGATTGTTGATGTCCGCACTTGCCCTCGCAATGTCGGTCTCGATCGACTTCTTCTTCTTGTCCCATTCCTCCTTTTCAGTCGTCAGCATCGCTTCACTGAGCTTGACCGTGCGTCGCAATTCCTTCATTCGGCGCCCGCGATCGGTGACTTGGGCATGCGTCAACGTGCAAGGCAGACGACGATCAAAGTTGATAACTTGAACCTCGTTTGCCGGTCGCGCTCCCTTGGCCATGAGGGCTTCACCGATGGTCGCCTGCAGTGGCTTCGGTGTGTCGTTCTCTTCGTTCGGCTCCTGCTCAGCGATCGACTTCTTTTTGCCCTTGCTTGGCTTGGGCTTTTGCGTGCCGTCTTTTTTGTTGGTGGGTGTGGTGGTCTTCGTTCGTGCCATTGGTGTCAGGTCTCCTTAGTTTCAGTTTTTCGGACAATAAGCGCGCAAAATGGGTCTCAGTCGGAGTAACGAGCGACATTCCGTCCGGTGTCACACAGTCAGCAGCCATCGACTCGACTTGTACAGTTTCGACAAATCCGTGACGTCGGCAGAACGCGAGCGCGTCAGCGTCCCACGCCGGATCTGACTCGAGTATGTCTTCCAGCGTGCGCAGGATGCGACGGTTCGTCATGGGTTTCACTGCAGCACCGCCAGTCGTGCTCGTTCGCTCACTTCACGCTTGCGCAGACCATGAGCACGGAATCCGATGATTGAGCGCCCTGTGGTGCGCGCGCATAGGCCGCACCGTGAGCAGTTGATACTCGAGTCGCGCTCGGCAGCACATACAACCACGCGCCTGTCTTCGGGCGTGCGCAGCTCGTTCAGCGCATCAACGGGCAGCACCACCGCGACGGGCCCGTACTGCGAGAGGTCGTCAGCTTGCGCCAGATTGTCCGCGGATAGGTTGATCGTCAGCCCGTGCCGAGTCGCATCAATCGCCGCCTCGAGGCCGATCGAAGTGGTCCACTTGTGAGTGAATCCGAATCCGCGTTTGCCATGGTTGGCGTCAACGAGGCAATCGAGCGCGACATGGTCGATATCGTCACCAACACCAGGCAGATCGCCAACCTCGGCGTATCTCCACAGCTGGCGGTGCGGCAACTGAGCAATGAAGCAGCAGAGCTCAATCCAGTCGACCCCGAGCCGCTCAACGTCGCGCCACTTGTTGCGCAATATGTGTGACTCACCGAAGCAACCCGCGTTGAAGTGTGAACAGCTCGGTGGGCAGGTGGACGCCGTGACGGCCACCGACGGAATCGGCCCAAGCTTCGAATTCTTCGACCGCTCGTTGATGATCACCCGTAGCGGGCTGGCGGTCGGAAGTCCTTTGCGATGGTCGGTGACCGGTGACTTACCCTTAGTCCGACAGGTGACGCAGTCCTGGTACAAGTGGCCGGGACTGCGCCCCGTGAACTCGACCATGGGCTGCTTGCGCCAGCACTGGTTGCAGCGCCTCACAGCTCCACCCCGCCGACCAATAAACTGGACCGTCCAGAATACTCAGTCCAAAGCAGTCCAATCGAGACCCCGGCGCTAGAACCGGCGCAGTATAAATGCCGCTTGAATTCACTGCATGAGAACCGGGTGCCGCATTCAGGTTCTAGTGGGCTAACGCTCTTGGGGGTTCGATTCCCCCTCTTCGCACCACCCTGGACGGGTTGTCCAGGAAACTTGTCCAGGAAACTCAGACAGCCGCGGCGCGCTTGGCAGCAGCCTTGGCCATTGCCCTCGAGCCCGCCCGAGCACTGGTCCGCATGTAGCGAGCCGTGGTGGACATGTGCAGGTGCCCCAGTACGTACTGAACGCCCGTGATGTCCCCGTCGCTTTGCTCGAGTAGGTGGGTACCACCCGCCGAGCGCATGTGTTGTGGGCAAAGCCGGTTGGCCTTGTGCTTCGGCATCTTGGCCTCGAGCGCAGCCGTCAGCAGAACCCGCTTGTACCGGTGTCGGCCGAAGATGAGGCCATCGCCCTCGAGATGCAGAGCCTCCAAGGCCCGCACGCACTCCGGTGGCAGGTCGATCATGCGTTCGATCCCGATCTTGTCGTGCTCCTTGGGGATCCACCAGTCGGTGCGCCCTGGTGACCACGTGACGCCGAGCTTGGCCACGTTCAGCACTTCGGGCCGCAGAGCGAGATAGTAGCCGAGCACAAAGCGAGCTCGTATCGGGTAGCGATTGCCGAGAGCATCGCGCCTCGACCATTCGGGAAGCGCGGCAATCAAACGAAGTATTTCCTCGGGGCTGTGCTCGTCCGCAGCGCACCGACGAGCCTTCGAGTAGCGCGTGCCCTTCGCGCGCACTGGCACACTCGGCACAGCGAACGGTGCAGATATGTGACCATGCTTGTGCGCATAGGCCACCAGCTGCCGGTAGCACGAGAATTCTTTGCGCACGGTCTTGGCCTGCACCTTTGCCAATCGTTTCGCAAGCAGGCGTTCGAAGGCTTCGACAGACCACGCCGCGGTCGTCGGCATCTCGGTTTCGAGTGCGTAGATGTAGAGCTCGCACGTCTCGCGAGTGGTCGCGCGCAGCACGCCCACCGTTGACGCTAGCCATTGCGCACCAACCTTAGAGGTTGACTTGCCTTCAATGACTGGTGAGCGCCCTGCTTGGTGTTCGCGTTCTGGCTCAAGTGTGCCAGCGAGGGCTGCGAGGTATTTCTCGAGCGCTTTGCTTTGAGCCTCGCTTCTATCGTACGTGCCAAGTCCGAGGTCGAAATCCCGTCCGTCGTCGAGCGTGAAGAGCACCTCGTACGGTCTGTCTCGTCGTTGTCTGATGCGGTACGGCGTATCGAGTTTCGGGCGACCCATTGCTCAAGCTCCTCGACGGCAAACAGCAAACGACCGATCTGATACTCGGTCAAGTGACCGCGCACGAGTCGCTTGAAGGTGCGGACACTGACGCCGCACATGCTGGCAGCGTCCGTCTGATTGACCAGTTTCATAGCTTGGCAACCCTGCGCAGCTGAGCAGGGGTTGCTGGTTGTTCAAACCAGTCCGGATCGATCTGAAGGCGCTCTTCGTAAATCTTGCGCCACTGGTACACCGGAAGTCGGTTGCCACCGATATGCCGAGTAATTGTGCCCTGTTGCGATTGCTTGGCGATTCTACGAGCCAGCGCACGGATGCCACCGTAGCGCACCGCAATCAACAGCAGCTCAGTGGCGCCTCTGCTGGGGGTTGATGCCGTCATGGGTGGCGAGGCTGATACCAATTGGTAATCTTGTCAATTGGTAATTCGCAATTGGCGACTGGCGGTTGGCAATCTACAATTGGGCCATGAGGTTCCCAACCCTTGACGCCGATACCAGCTGTCATCATGATTGCGCAACATGGTACGGGGCAAAACAGCTGCATTGGATTGCGCAGACGCGTTTGGGGCGAACCTTTCAGCCGCGCGACGCGCAAGAGGTATTAGCCAGCGCGATTTGTCCAGCATGTCTGGTATCAGCTCAGCCGCGATATCTCGATACGAAAGCCATGATCGAAAGTCGGCCATCTCGTTATCTGTCGTGTTGACGCTGGCGCGTGCATTACGCGTGCACATAGCGTGGTTGCTGCTCAACGAGGGTCCGCGCGATCTAGACGCACCCATGATCGCGATTCAGATCGACGCCACCACGCCCAAGCGACTCCGTGAGCTTGCCGATCAACTCGAGTCCGGTTTCGTTACCCCGAAGAGCGACGGCTGATAGCTCGTTAGCCGCCGCGGCGCAGTACTCGGCGGTCCCGAGCACATAAAGCACGATCCGTTGTCGGATGGTAGCCGTGAGCAAGCTACCAGTCTGCAATTGTACAGTGGTCAGGGACAAGTCAGGGTAATCCATAGTTGCACTCCGGACGGCACAGGCGCGTCCAACATAACCACAATTCGATCGATCGATCGATACCAGTTGACAGAGTTACCAATTGGTATCACCGTGGTGACCGGGTCCGGGAGAAGTCCAGGCCCAGAAAGGTCACCATGAGATCACCCGATAAACCCCCTTCACCGGTGCTCGTTATTGCATCGGACTTACTCGCGCAACGTGCCAAGAGGCTCTTAGACCAGCTCGCCTGCGGTACCTGGCAAGCCGGTGCCGACCTGCGCGCCGCACTCGACGCTTACTACGCGGTGCGCGAAAACGGCATTGTCACAGACGCCATCAACTCGTCAGACGAAGCGGCCCCAGAGACTATGCGGGGCGCATCATGACCGTGTCCACCTCACCGCTCACGGATCTAGAGCAACAACAGATGGGCGAAGAATTACGCGCAGCATGGCCGCAGGTATCAGCGCCCAATATCTCAGTACTCGCCGAGTCGAAGATCGCTGAACAGTTCGCTGTTGACACGGCCGCGATCGAATCGGCTAAGGCTCGTTACTCGACCGTCGATGCTAACACCAAAGACGGGTACGCTCTGGCCATTGAGGGGCGTGCACTTTTTCGTGACACGCGCATCGGCATCGACAAGCGACGGAAGGAACTCAACGCTGACGCGAACGCGTACACGAAGCGCGTCAACAGTGTCGCGAAGCAACTGACCGAACTTGTAGCGCCGACTGAAGATGCACTGAACGACAAGATCCACAAGGTGGACGAGGCCAAGGCCCTGACCAAGCAAGCCGAGCGTGAAGCCGCCGAAGCTGCCGAGCGTGCGCGTCTACGTGAAGAGCAGGAAGCCGAGCGCGCCCGCATGGCAGAAGAGCGCGAGGCTATCGAGCTCGAAAAGAAGGCCCTCGCAGACCTACGCGCGAAGCAAGAAGCCGAGCAGCAGGCACGACAGGAAGCCGAGGAGCTCGAGCGCAAGGGCAGGGAAGAGGCCGAGCGCAAGAGGCTGCAGGAATACGCCGCCCGCATGACACTGCTGGCGCGTCTGCACAACACCGGCATGCCCGGGTGTGCCTACGACGACACGTGCGCCGCCACTGCCGAGCTCACACGCGCACCGATCCCAGAGTTTGCGGACATGCCCCTGCAACGCCTCGAGTCGCTGACAGTGACGAAGGAGCTTGCCGCAAAGGAGCTACGCGACGCCAGGGCACGACGCGAGCAGACCGAACGCGAGCAAGCCGAAGCCGAAGAACTCAGGAAGGCACAGGCGCGAGCCGAAGAGCAACGACGGCTCAACGCAGAGCGCGCCGAGCTCGACAAGCAACGTGCGCAGCTCGAGACCGAAAAGCGACGGCAGAGGGAGCACCGATTCGGTCTGCTCATTCGCTTAGTGAACCTCACACCCGACTATCCGCCGGAAGTACTGTGGACCAACACCACGAGCAACAACGTCGAGGTTGACGACGAGGTCAAGGAACCGTTCGCATCGATGGCAATCAGCGAACTCGAATCGCTTGTCGGTCGCCTCGAACTGGCGTGGAAGCAAGAGCTAGAAGCACGCAGGGCGAGCGAAACCGAAGAGCGCCGTGTTGCCGAGCTCGAGCGCAAAGCGGCACTCGAAAAGCGGCGCGAAGCACTGCGCCCAGATTGCGAGAAGCTCCGTATCTACGCGGAGTCAATTCGCACCGTGCCGATCCCCGAGTTCAGCGACGACGCGGACGTGACGGGCACTATCAACACAACGATCGACGCTTTGCTCAACATCGCAGAAGCACTTGATAAGGCTGCCGACGCTATTGACGGGAGCTCGAGCAATGCCGCTAGCTGACGGAATCCACGAAGACATCACTTGGGACGAGTACAACGCCGAAGAGGCGATTCGCATCTCGTCACTGGTCAATATGTCGGTTTCCCCAAAGTACTACCGCTGGTGCCAGCTACACCCCAAGGACTCGGAGGCCCTGCGGTTCGGGCGCGCCGTGGATCTAGCCGTGTTCGAGCCTGAGTTGTTTGGCTCACAGTATGTGCGCTGGACCGGTCACGACGCGGCGGGAAATAAAGTCATCAAGCGCGGTCACTACTGGGAGGACTTGCAGGCGATTGCTGGCAACGACGGGCAAGAGATCATCGACGAAGACGACTATCAGTTGGCGCTCGAGATCCGCAAGGCCGTGTGGGGCGACCCGTTAGGCAAGACGTACCTGCACCAAGGGCACCAGCAAGTCTCACTCATCTGGCACGACACCGAGACGGGCTATCGGTGCAAGGCGCGGCTCGACTGGCTATCACTACGGGCGGCCCTGGTGGATCTCAAGACCGCGCGCAGTGTGTTGCCGCGTAAGTTCCAACGCGACGGCTCCGAGCTCGAGTATCACGTCAAAATGGCGTGGTACTCGGACGCCCTTGATATCCTCGGTAGGCCAGCGTCCGAAGTTGTGCTGCTTGCCGTGGAGAAGACCGGGCCGCTCGACGTGGTGTGTTTCGATCTCGACGACGAAACGCTCGCCGTCGGTCGGTTCGAGTATCGACGCTGGCTCGATGAGTTGCGCGCGTGCATCGACACCGACACGTGGCCAGGTATTGCGCGCGGCAAGAAAGTGCGATTCGAGATCCCGCGGTACAAGCGCCACGACTTCGACAACCTCGACATAGCCCAACTGAACAACGAGGCCCAAGGACTGGAGATGTTGACATGACCCACGACACACAACCGTGCCCACCACCTGACCACATAACGGCGGACAGGACGCTGGACGCGCTGCGGTCGCCTACGATGTCGCAACGGGCCGCGCTGGCCCTGCTGACGTTCGGGCAGGCTGACGCGTTTCCGCTCACCACCAACCACAAGACGACCATTGGTACACCGATTGCTGAGGAAACAGCACATGAGTGACCTCAAACTGAAACCGTGCCCCAAGGCCTTCGACGACTTCTACCGATCGAAGTTCTTCACCGGCGACGACCTCGTGGGCAAGAAACCGATTTACACCATCGTGCAGTTCTACCAGACCGAGTTGAAGCCCGAAGAAGACGGGGAGGCGCAAACGGTCATCGTGGCGAAGCTGAAGGAAACGCCACTGATGCTCAAAATAAACTACACCAACGCGTGCTGCTTGAAGGCCATGTTCGGAGCCGAGTTCCGCATGTGCGAGGGCAAGCGCATTGTCATCACCGCAGAGCGTGAACGCGTAGGCAACGAGCAGCTGAACACCGTGCGCATCTACGGCAGTCCAGATCTGAAGGAAGACGTTCACGTTGAGATCAAGATGCCGTTTCGCAAGACCCCCGTGAAGCGCACGTTGAAGGCGCCGAATCAGCAGCAGGGTTCACAGCAACAGCCCGCGACGCAATCCTCACAGAAAGCGCCCACCACACGCAACGACGACCCCGACAACTACGACCGGAGCGCATAGCACCCCCATGGATCACCCATCATTTCCGCCCACATTGCTCACGTTCGAAAAGTGGCGCGTCTTTGAAGACCTGTCGGTTTGCCACGACGGTGAGCTGATACTGGACCGTGAAGGCGAGCCACTCAGGCAGATAGTGGGACGCGGCAAGGTCATCTTCGCCGTGCACCTACGAGACGCAGCTGTGGCCCTACGCAGGGAATCGCAGACCGTTGATACCCGCACTACAGCGCAGTCAGCGCCCAGCCCCCTCTGACAGCTGACCGCGCTCAACGCCCCGAGGTTTTCGAAGAGCTTCGGGGCGTTGTTTTATCCGGCCTCGCGAACAATCAACACGCGGATGTAAATAGTTTATTGTTTTTCTAAAAACTGTGCTATAACAGTTGAGTCAGCAAGGGAGACACACCATGGCAAACCAAAACACCGCACAGAAAATCGAATCAGAAGACGCACGGATCGACGCATTCGAAAATGAGATCATCCAGACCGAGCCCACCTTAGACCAGCAAAAGGCTTTCAACAAGATGCTTGACGGCATGCAGTACACGACGACCCTGTTGCTTGCTCTCGAGACCTGGATGACGAACGTGGGAGACGAGGAGGGATCCCGCATGGTTGCGCAACTTACCAGCCGCATGGCTCGCCACGAGGCAGAGACGATCTGACCGTTAGTCGGCCCTTTCAGCTCGCGACAACGGTTGCGGGCTGTGGGGGCGCGATAAGCGCCGAGAAGCAGGGAGACAGACCAATGACCAATTACGCTTTAGTCAACACGATGAACCAAACCGAAGGCAGTTTTGGAAAGATCTACAGCAATCTTGCCCGAGAACATGAAGCTCAGCAAAAAGCAGCACTGCGAGCTCACGAGGCGAAGTCCGCCAACCTATATCCACCATGCCGTGACGAGGGAGCGGAATTGGACAGCAAAATCGTGTATGCCGACGACCACCCCGGTGACGCCGATGCGCGCCGGATAGCCGATGATGCCATCGACGCGTGGAACTCTACTCACCCGATCAACGAGCGCGTCGCATCGAGATCCGACAGGTTCTTGCGCAAATAATTACCCGACATCCCGTCCAGGCTCGCCTCTGAAACAAGGGCGGGCTTGGGGCGTTAGGAGGACCGTGACATGACCCTATTGACGCTCCACTGGATCGCTAGCACCCGCACTACCGCATATGCCACGTATTTTCGCTGGTTTTTCAAGCGCGAGCGCGGGCAGTACTACCGGGTGCGAATTGCGGACGCGCTAAATAAAACTGACGCGCCCTGGGAGCTCCTAGACCACGCTGGCGTGCCGTCCTCTGATCCGGTGTCACACGTCACCATGAGACACACTCAACACACCCTATTTATGAAAGCTGTGCCATGAACGCTAATAACAACCAAATTGTGAGCACTACCGCAATAGAAATCCGAAACAACTGCTGTCTCATCAAGTACGGGCTCGACCGGATCATCGAGCGACTAGATCGAGTCGCCAGTACCGATGACTTGGAGCTGTGCCTCGAGGCGACGAACGAGCTCCTGCAGGTCACGGTCATGGTCAAGGACAGCGTTGACCTGGCCAGTGGAGCGTCTGCTGTCACCTGCGCAAGTCCGACGTTGCGTCCAGAGGAAGCCCCATGAACCTCCAATACACCCAGCCCGAAGCAGACATCACTGAACTGGAATGCAAGGAACGCGGTGCGCGCCTCGAATGTGATCGACTTGAATCTCAAATTTTTGCATCGATAGAGAGACTATTGTCGGTACTCGAGCAAAATACAGGTAACCATGCCGATCAAGACTAAGAACCACATCCCCCGGGCCATCAGCGCGGCCCTGGACTGTCCCCCTGGTCACACCCTACAGGTAGACGCCGAGAATATCGTACGCTCATCCCTGGACCGACACCACACGCGCCGCGCTGCAGCTATCGAGCTCGGGTTCAGTGACGCGACGTTCAGCGAATTGCTCAAGCGTCACCCGGAACTGCTCAGTGAAGTAGAGTGACGAGCATCGGTCGCAACACGACTGCGGCCGATGCCATCATTCCGAGCAGCACCACGACAGCAGCAATCATGATACCCGGACCTCGCACCGTGACCATGCCCGCGTGAACGCTGATTGGCCGCGTCACAACTGAGTTAGGCTCTTCATCGCTCATGCTGCTCAGCTTGTCCCGTCGCGAGTGAGGTGGGGGCATATCGGATAGCATTGCCGGGCAGTCCGGGTCAGTGTCAGCCTCTTTGTCGCCCGTCCCATCAATCATGCACGGCAGACGACGGACCTGCTGAGTGAGTGACATGACTTGAGTCGCAAGGTGCAGGTTCGCTTTTTTCAACTCATGAAACGAGTCTTGCAGGTCAGTGATCGCGCGCAACATCTTGCCTAAATCGACCATCTCATCTTGAGTCATATCGAGCCTTTCATCAGCACGTCACAATCAATCACGTGTTGCAGTGGCCGCCCCCAGTTCCACGACCACGGCCCGCGCTTGCTCGTGATCTCGTTATCGTGAGCTCCACCGCCGGCGAGCTCGACTTGCTTGGTGTCATCGGGGTCACTGATGCAAAACGCTACATGGTCGTTCGGTTTGCCGTCGTTAGCCCAATGCAGCAATGAGCCAGCAGTAGGTGGGGTACCTGACGCTGAGTAACGCACGAGCGCCCCCTTATCGCGAGCAATCTGCAACACCCAAGCGATGGCCATCCCGCTCTTGTACGGGCACCGCAGCAGCTCGTGATCGACCCGGCAGTGACGCCAGACACCTAACGCGAACATGCCGCAGTTCGTCGCGATTCGAACCGCCTGCTCAGGATCGTCACCCGGAGCGCACACGAGCGCGGCAAGCTCGTCACGTCGATTCGACAGCGAGCAACCAACGTAATCGCGCACGGTGCCGATGATGAGCCGTTGGTTCTCGCCCCAGATTTCGGACAGGTCGGTCACGCTAACCTCAGGGACAGATCATCAAAGTACGCAGTTCCGCGCGCCGTTGCTGGGCAGTAGCAGGATATGGTTGCTTTGCCGTCTAGCGGCGCGATGAATTGCACGGACGACTGTGCGTACACGGCGCCAATCGATAGAGTTGTGGGCCACGTTATCAGGTCGGTAGTAGCGGTGTTTTGCACGCGAAGTCGCCCCGCGTGCACGCCGTCGCCTCGCGCCCAACCGCTTAGCTCATACACCTGATTTGGCACTAGCCCTAGTACCGTCTGGGTGATTCGAGTGTCTACCGACACGCCAGCAATGAGCTTGATCGCTACCCTACGACTCGTGTCTTCGTGTACTTCTCGCGGTACGGTTGTGCGCGCCACCGCCCCGTCGCTGGCTGTGGCCGTCCAGTAGCATGTGAGCGTCGGGGATCCGATCGGTATCGATTCAAAACTCCCGTTAGGCAGACACTCGAAGGACTGATCAAATATCAAACCCTCTTGCGTCAGTACTAGCTGGTCCATCGTGCCGTCGAATGTAAACAGCTCATAGTGCAGTGTCGCCTGGTCAGGCAGGCCCGAGGCAAGCGCGTACACCCTCCCGTTATGCTCGCAGAGTGACCAGTCAGCAAGCTGCCCGATCGCTCCGCTGGTACCCGCAAAGGGTTTTCCGTTAATCTCACTGTACTGTTGCACACAAAAACCGTCCGTCGATTGATGCCACGGTCCGAACAAACTGTCAGCCTCGAACCTCCACATGTTATTATTTATGATCGTGTAGTAGCCAGCAGCATCGATGCGTGGCGTTGACCACGCATAATATTTGCCGCCCTTCGACTTGTACAACATCGGTGCTGTCATGTTGTGTAGCAGTGGATTTGTTACACTCGGCAGCAGCGGATTTCCTTCGAAAGGAATCCAGGTGTGTCCGCCATCCACGGATGTAGTCAGCCCGCACTGATAATGTACGTCGGTGTCCGGGTATCCGTCGTAGAATAGATACATCGTGCCCCGCTCGACATACAGAAATGAATTACCTCCGATATTATGATTCCACGCTCCGACGCCGCCCGCTATTGCAACGTGGCTCGCAAACTTGACCCAGAATAACCCATCCACCGATCGCCACAGATCCAGATCTGCGTTGTTAAATGTGACGGACCAATAGTAATCTGTTTCGAGATCGTGCGCTAAGCACGGTCTGTAGTTCCAGCCATCGATAACTGGCCCTGGATATCTGACCCAATTTTTGCAATCGATCGACTCAGCATACCCGACGCCGTGCGTTCCGTCAGAGCCTGGGGCGGTGTCCCAAAGTTTGAACACCTTGTCTGCGCCGTGAATTAGCTTAGGGTTGCTCTCACACAGCAGATTGGGTTCCCCTCTCGCCTCCCCGCCGATTACATCCTCCAGCACCACACCCTCTGCACGCCAAACACCGGGCGTTAGCCTGCTAGACTGTGATATCTGGAAGTCAGTAGCAGCCATATTCAGCACAAATGCGTGCGCTACGTATCCAGGCCACGCCCGCGCCGCCGTCGGGAAACTGATCGCACACTTTCCAGCATCTAGTGAGCTGTCTATGAGCGGCGAGGTACTTGCTTGAGCTTTCCGAAATCCGTCTAAATATACGATAACTAGACCCGTCGTAACCGAAAATGTTGCACAGATGTAGTGCCAAGCATTGGTTGTAACGCCCGTGAGCGGCACCCTGGTCCCGCCGGTTGAGCCGAAATAGTAGATACTAATAGTGCCGTTATTCGCTGTCCCACCATCGTGACACAAGAAAACAGACTGTGTTCCGTTAGCATTTCCGAGCTGTAAAACGCACTCGTTTTTTCCGTTAGTCCAGATGCTATCATCAGTGATTTTGACCCAAGCGCCGATGGTTATTTCTGCCGGGTTGAATGCATCGCGCAATTTGTCGGAATAGATCGCCGTCGAGGCAATTGGCAACACGGTATAGAGAGCCGCTGTCTGCCCGTCGCCAATACCTGCCTGCGCCAGCGTGACATTGCTGTACGTGCCGTTTGAATTCGTCGGGCTGCTATCCGTTGCGGTGGTTCCTCCTGACGCTTCATTTTGCTGCCAATACCCGATCAGAGCATTGCCGAATAAGGCTTGAATCTTGTCAGAATACGTGCCGATTTGCAGCAGGAGACCTCGACTGAACTTCGTGCCAGCGCTATCGGTGACCGTGACCACTACCATACCAGTATTTCGCGCCGTCGGCGTGCCGCTGATGACACCGGTGGACGCGTTGATCGCGAGCCCAGCGGGAAGCCCCACCGCTGCAAACGTGAGTGGCGCGACGGCTCCCGTCATGGTGATTTGCTGCGTATACGTGAGCCCAATCGTGCCACCGGCGAGGACAGTCTGGTCGATGTTGGGAACTGCTTGCTGCACATTGCCACCGCCACCGCCACCGCCACCGCCAGTAGCCGACTTTCCAGGTGGACCAATCGGACCCCTGAGACCTCGTATCCCCTGTGGACCGCGCTCGCCTCTTAGATTCGCCATTGCTGCTCGCCTTCCTAGTTACTGTTCGTATCTCGTTGAGTGTCTCGTATGGGTTAGGTAACGAGAGCCAGTGCCGCCTGCAGATCTGCAAGCTGGTAGCCCTGCAGTGTTTGCCCGTTGGTCTCGAGCCAACCGTTCGAAATCGTCACCCACCCAGCCTGCGCGCGCTGTGTGACTGCTGCTTGCGTAATAACGGGTGGAGGGTCTTCCGCCCATGTCTCCACATCGTAACCACCGTTGGCATTGACCGAGCCGAGCACGATCATGTGCCCACCCTCGGGCTCTTCGTCGGTCACATCCCAGTTCTTGGTTTTCTGCCAGCTCGCCGGGAAGTCCAGCGCGAGAGCAACACCACCGAAGTACTCAATGGCGCACGCCATGTGAATCGGATCAGTGACATCGACCTGACCAAATGCGAGGATTGTTCCCTGTTGTTGGTACCACTTCAGCGCAACAAGCGGGTCGGTGCCGTTGTCGGTTGCCTCCGTGTAGTCGAACCCGGTCAGAGCAGCATAGTCAGCTAGCGCCTGTGCCTTCGTGCAGGACAGCATAATGCCGGTCGAATTCGCCGCTTGCGTGCCGGGCAGGTTGCTCTTGAGGGCAACGATCACGCAGTCGCCCCACACGTCATTTCCCAACAATCCCAGCTTCACGAACTGCTTGCGCCACCGCGAATAGTAATCGGTCGTGCTAGCGATGAGAGGCAACGGAGCCGCGGCGCTCGCTGACAAGAAGCTCAGGGCAAACGGAACCTTGGCCAGGGTCTCTTTTGGTGTGTGGTTGCAGCCGTATTTACGATTAGTCATGCTCGGGTTCCTTATGGGCACGCGACGGGACCGCATGCCGTTTGGGCTGCAGCTTTGGTGGTTTGGTTCATGAGACACGACATGTCTTGCGTGAACCGAGAATCAGTCGTGTGCAGTGCGCACAGTCGAACGCATGACGACTGGTCAACGTTGCAGGTCAAGGACTGCGCCCGCGCACAGTACGCTTGGCAGGCGGTCGCGGTGCTCGGGGCTGAAGATGAGCCGCCCGTTGCCGCTTTGCCACCTGTCGCGCTCTTGCCTCCGGTTGCTGCCTTGCCACCCGTGGCAGCTCTGCCCCCTGTGCCCGCGTTGCCGCCGGTAGAGCACGGGCACGGTGGGCACTTTTTCGAGGTGGCATCAGCACAGGAACCGGTTTGAGTTGTTGGGCACCCAAACAGACAGAGCGCCGTGACAATAGCCAATAATAGGCGATTCACTGCGCCACCCGTTTCTGGGCAACGACCGAGTATGTGTTCTCGGGGTGGAGAGCGGTCTGCTTGGCCCGCTCTTTTTGGACGTCACTCAGCCCTGCACAGAACAGCGTGTCGGCCTGCAGTGGGTTCAGTTTGAATTTGACCTCGAGGCAGTACGGAAACTGATCGCCATTGCTCGCTGTCGCCGCCACGAGTTGCGGCGAAGAGCACCCAGCGAGCAACACCATTGACGCAAGAGTCATAATGGTTGACTTGACCGCGGTAGTCGCCGTCTTGCCGTTGCCGGTGACGTTGAAGTCTTTCATGACTAGCCCGAGAGCCATCACAACAATGCACATTGCGACCTGTAGCCATTGGATTGGCTTACCGTCTTGGTACGCCGTGAGAGTGGTTTGTAGAATCCCCAACGCTCCGAGAACGATGGCGCCTAGTGTTGTTTTCCAATTGATCATTTTGTTTTCCTTCCCTTTCAACTCGCATAATTGCCGCCGCCGTCAATATCGACGAAGGCGAGCTGCTTTCACCAGTTGTCCAAACGACACGCGCTCAGCACGCGTATCCGTGACTTACCTAGAGCGGCATTACCGCCCGCTGACTTTACGACGTGGACGCTCACGCTCGTGGTGCCACCGGTAGCCATGTAGCAGTCCGAAAACGGCGGCAAACCGAGCTCGTTCGCTTGCGCCATGGTGGCGTCGTTGTTGTCACCAATCTGCGCAATGGTGGTCGGCACTCCGGAGCTGTTGTATTCGATGTTGAATTGCATAATTCGAGACAGTCGCCCGGATACCTTCGGATCGCTTGCTCTGCGCACGAGCACCTCGCACTCGAGTTCCACTTCCCACACCTGATTTGCTCGAGCAGCATTGGTCTGAGCGTACGAACCGAGCGCATAGTCTGTGCTACTGCCAATACTGACAGTTGCGCTCCACCCGCCAAATCCTGGCGTTTCCACCGTCCACGATAGGTTACCTAATGAGTCGCACTGAGCGCTCCCACCCGACGCGGCACCGGTTCGCACCCTCAGCGTAGGCGTATCGACATACGCGCTCGGATCTGTAATTCCGCCCCAGCCAGTGAACCCCGTGTAATCCATCCAGAAGCGCGGGTGGGTGGGGTCGGATTGATTCGCGAATACCAACGCGCCACGGATTCCTCCTGTAGTGGAGAGGCTGTTGGCGTGGATATCCCAGCTAGAGTAAAAACTACCGCCGGCATCACTGAGCACAATACTCGTGTTCCCCGAAGTCCCGTTGATCGTCAGTGCCGGAGTTGCGCTAGCCGCGTTCACACTAACTGGCTCGGCAACGGTAACTAGTGAACCGTTATCCGTGATCGACGAGTTACCTAGACCGCCAGAGGTGAACACGGCAACCTTGCCCGCTGTGCCACTAATGGCGTCAAGCTTGGTCTTGTCTGCCGCTGACATTGAGCCTGCGGCAGAGTCGGTGGCTGGCGAAAGATCTATTTCTGTTCCTGTCTTCGTGAGTGGCGCGGTTACTGTGACTTCTGTAGCCCCCGAAAGTTGCGCGAAATGCAGAGTATTGGTGCCCACCACATCTAAGCCGCTGGTGTTGGTGCAGTACCAACCTGTACCTACCGTGCGTACCATGAAATACGCGCCGGATGCAGAAGTCCCCACAGCCATATCAGCCGCAAGAGTCCAGGCACCAGAGCCCGTCAGATACAACCCATTCCCAGTGCTCGTTAGCTGAGCCGTGGCCAACACGCGCATGTTGGGGTTGCTCAGAACAACACCGTCGGAGCTAGTCTTATCTAGGCCAGTTAGTGCAAAGTTCGCAGTTAGTACGCCATCAATGACAGGGTGCGGCGCCAGCCCTTGACGGGAGGCATCGACGTACGCCTTATTGGTGGCAGCCGTCGGATCGGTAGGCGCACCGATCTGAGTAAGTACCTGACCATTCAAGCTCACCGATCCAGTCGCGCCAGCAAGCGCGCTGTGTACAGCGGAAAATGGCAATGCGTGTATATGATCCGCGCCAGCGAAGTCCGCGCTTGTCCCTGCCTCATTGGTTGTTCCGATGTCGGAAGGTGTGCCACGAGTGCAGGGGTGCAGATGGTTCGCCAGCGCCACACTATCACCGGACCCCGTGTCACCAGCACTGCCAACGACAATCGCCACCGGATCGCCAGCGGTGAATGTGACATCGTCTAAATTGACGACCGCAGTCCCATATTTCTCACCGCCTGCCGGAGGCTCGTACGTTGCTACCACGCTCCCGCCAAGTAAATTGATCTTGTCCACCGGAGCCGGCAGAGCCACGCCATTGCTTTCGACCTGTATCGCGCCGGCTCCGCCTTGCAGCAGTCGATCGAGATATCCCGCGCCAGATGATTCGCTCATGTCCCTGCTCCAAAGTGGATGATGCTGCCCCACGCCTGGTTAGCCGTTCCCGTTGTTTCTTCGTTGGGCCAATTGTATTTAGGAGTCGGATCGACCAGTCCGTTACATACGCTGTAGATTGACAGATTCGAAGTGGTATTCGCCGACCACGCCCACAGACTCATTGGGACATTGTGCGCGGCGGGCGCAGTGAACAGTAACGACGCCTGGAATTCGAACGGGACAGCGGTTCCTGACGTGTTGGCGATGGACTCAAAAACTCGAGTATAAGAGGCGCCTGCTATCCGCAGCTGCACGTACGTCAACGACAGGACCGTATCGACCGACACAAGATTGATAGGTCCGACATTTACCAGCAGTTGATCGCCGATCTCTACATTCGGACCAACGACGGCTAACGGCGAGCCACTCACGTCGAATATTTGGCGTGGGGTGTTGTTTACCGTCTGCGGAGACGGGCCCGTGTGAGTGTTGTCCGAGATGCTTTTGCTGAGCCCCGCATAGAAGCCCTTGGCCACTAACGCAGCGGTCAAGCGTGCATCAATATTAGCCGTTCGATCGGCGAGATCTTCGGTGGCTGCAGCAGAGTTCACTTCGCCGCGCACGTCACCGTCCTCAATCGCGCGAACGTTTGCGGGGTAGTTTGCTGGGTTGCCGGGTATATTGATCATTGGTAGACCCTGTCTCCCGCCAGGTACGCAGCGTGCGGGTTACGATGACTCATCACGTTCCACGTGCCGTCGGGCTGTTGCGCGTTCCACGTGGTTTCATTCCACACCACAATGGTGTGCATGTGCCGAATGTTGCCGGAGCCCTGCGAGCGAATCAGACTCGCGATGCCTTGCACCGTACCGTACACGGTACCCGTGAGAGCATCGCCAATCGGACCGATCCCCCACGTGCCGCCGTCTCCGCACCTTCCACCGGCGGAACCGAACACACCATCGTCGGTCCAGAACGGTGGCTCATAGATGATCAACCAGAACCGCGCAGGAAGATTCAATCCGTCCCAATTCCACGCCATTGAGCCAATCGTTACCGTGCCGGAGTTCCAGTCCCAGTAGCGGCCACCGTTGAACACGACCCGCATGTGCAGCGGGAAGGGTGTACAGTACGCCGCTACTTGCTGCATCTGTCCCAACGGGTGCCCGAGTAGTCGCTTAGAATCGAGCCACAGCAGCAGCCGGGCGACTATCTGATCGTCCGTCTCATTGGGACCGCGCAGCACGTCACGGTCACGGCACAGCTGCGGAATAGCGGTCGGATTGAACCCAGGGAAACGCGAGGTGAGCGCTTGCTTTGCTGCTTCGCCGAACGCGTCAGCCACCAGAATCATCGAGTAAATGAAGCGCGCGCCCCAAAACCCCTTGAGCCACCGAGGTAGGTCCTTGAAGATCGAATCGCGGAAGGTAAGGAGCTCCATTAAGTCCTCACCACGATATTGACCTGCGCAGTCACGTCACCGAGCACTGGGACCCCGTTGACAGGGCAAGACACATCGGCTGCAAGATTACTGATCACAGTGTGGAACGTGTCATCGGGAAACACCGTCTTGATAGTGCCGCGAATGTCGTCCACAAATACCCAGCCAACATCGGGAGCGCTCGGTAGACGGTCACCGCCAATTGTGCGAGTAGCAAACGACTCTTGAAGAGCCAGCAAGATGTCCGCCTGGCAATCGCGGCTAGACTTACCGACGCTCGAGTAAATCCAGACTTGGTATACGACATTGATCGCAATGTTGACCGTGCTGATGATGGCTATCGTGCCTCCTGGCGGAACAACGTGCGTATACAGGTAGTAGCTAAGCGCTCCGAGGTCGGTGCTCGTGTCGTTCACGTTGCCAGGGACATTCCCCGAATCGGTGGCGACATAGATATGACACGACGCATCCCCGGGACCCGCGACCACTCGAGTGCGGGTCACTCCGATGGGGCTGCCATCAAGACGCGTTGCAGCCTTCGCGTAGTATGAATAGGCGCCGAATGGTCCATTGTTAGACAGCGTCGCCAGCTTCTCTTTGCACCGGACCTCAAGCGCCGTATCGCTCTCAGCGTCGCTAGCCACGAGCGAACCGGCGTTGCTACAAGTGACCTTGAGCATCCTCGGACTGACAATCGTGTCGATTGCGCCCGGGCCCGAGTTTGATGCGCTGCCCGCCTCGAGCGCCTTGAAGTTCAGTGACTGTGAACCCGCGCCACTCAATGACAGCGGCTCCGTGTTCACGTACTGCTTGCCCGTCGTAGAATTCTTGACGGTCACCTTGCCGGCGGCAAACGAGTACACGCCGCCGCCAGCATTGGTGAGCGTGACGGGATTGCTCGCGAACGTCGCTGGGTTGCGGTCAACGTTGTAGACGTACAGAGCAACCGCGGTTTTCCACGAGCCTGAACTGAGCCCCAAGAACCCCAGGTTGCACAAGTTAGCAATCAGCATCGATAGCGGCGACAGGATGACAGCCACCGCAGCAACGATCGTTCGAACGACTGCGCCCGGCTTCCAGGTGGTCGTGTTGACTCCCACCCTTCCCATCAGGTTGTAGACGCACTGCTTGCACTGCGCGACCGTGAGACCCTGCGCTAGCTCGCTAAGAGGAATAAATGCACTCATGACGCCATGTCCTCCGCGAGCTGGCTCGCGCTCGTTAGTGTCTCGGTCAAACTGTAGGTCTTCCCGCTGTACAGCTCACCATCGATCGAAATGTCAAAGGCATCGGTTCCGGTGTCGTCCTTGCCGAGGTACGTGATCACGCACTGACAGGACTTTACTCGGTCGTCTTTCAAACACTCCGCAGCGAGCAAGTCTTGCTCGGCCATGATCTCCACCATGGTCATGTCAGCGCTTAGAAACGCCATCACGTCACGGCCATAGTCCGGATCCTCACCGAGGTAGCTCAATGTCCCATGTTGCGTAGTGATGCGACGTAGCAGCGCTTGCGATACGCCCTCCGGAGAATTCTCGTCAACCTCGTCGAAGTTCGCCGTCAGATCCGTGTCACACGACAGATCGCGACCGTAGCCGAGATCACCCGTGGGAGCAGCAACGATCACCGCTGGGACGCCATCAGGTTCGATGATGAGTCCCGCCTGCACGTCCGCGACGTACTGGTCAGTTGCCGCCTGGATGTCGTCGAGCAAAGTCATTTGACGAACACCTTTCCCATGGCGGTAAAAGTCCCAGGGTACCGCGTCGCGAACACGAGCGCGTTGATGTGGTCCGTCCCGCTCCCGCCTGGAAGACCAGCTCCAATTGCGCCGTTGAGTTCACCCGCGGCACTGGCGGCAGCGCCGTCGTACACGAAGGCCTCGACACCAGCCGCACCGAAAGCCGTTTGCAAGTCGAGAATGAGCTGCAACTGCGCCTGCAGCTGGGCAATGACGCTCGCGTTGGCCGCGACGTTGAACTTCACGCTGGGGGGCTGCAATGCGAGCGCCGCAGCAACGCGCCCCACAGCAGCAACGCGAGCGCCAAGACTTGGCAGCTTCACTGCCAGGGCACCGCTCACTCGCAGCGCGCCAGCAAGCTGACCTCGCAATCGTGGAATGACGCCTGCGAGCATCGACACCATGGTCGGCATCAGTCCACCAACAGAGTACGAGCCAAGGTAACGGACGGTCATTCGATCGCCCCCTTGTCCGAGGCTGACAGAATGTAACCAAGCAGCGGATCGGCCTTTGGCGGCAAGATGGTCGGAGGGGTCGGATCATCCACAATCGTCACGACGTCCGAGAATGAACACAAGTAAGGAACGCCAGCCATCACCACCGGAACCGTCCCCGTGGGTGACCCCAGTGCCAGCGCAGGAGCCGTGTACGCGCCCGCCATTGGCCCCAGACTCAACGTGATAACAGTCCCCGGTCCACCTGAAGTGATCAGATCGGACATGCGCGCGATACCCGAGACCTTATCCGGGTCACCCGCTGGCCACCCCGACACATATGGCATCGTACAGTCGCCCTCGTCGAACGCGACGCGAACGATCGTCCCCTCGTCAGGAGTGGACACGGCACTGGCAATGCCAGCGACTTGAGAGACAGGCAGCACGTCCGGGAGACCCGAAATCGGACGTACCGCCTGAAGTTGTAACCGCTTATCCGAATCGACCGAAACGACTCGGTAGCGGTAGGTGCCGTAGAGTCGCTTTGACTCCCGCTGCGCCAGCAACGCAGCAACGGCACGGCCCAGGCGCGACTGTGACAACTCATCGCCACCAGTCCACGCAAAGACGCGGCACTTGCCGGAGCCAGTCTCTTTATCCACCTCGACCGTCAGTCGCATCTCACGGACCGTTTGAGGCTCGGTGAGCCGGTCCTTGAGAATCGCACCGACCCACAGACTTGCCGGGTCATCGACCGCCAGCTCAGCTATCCGAGTGAGAGGCGAGTAGTTCAGCAGGTTGTACGAACCCGCGGTCGGTTCAAAAGTAGTGCGCTGCCCCGCCTGCGTGACGCCCTGCGTGTCCACCCACCAGATACGACCATCGCCAAGGGCCTGTTCTAGAACACTGCTTGCCGTGGCAATGCGGCGGACGAAGTGGGTTTCTAGGGTGGGCTCGGCAGGATCGAAGGAACCCAAGGTCTCGCCGGCAATCTGAGCCGCGTCGAGCGCCACCGCTTCGGCACTGACACCAGCGTCGTCCGCGTAGTCCTGCGGCTCACACGGGTTGCCCCAGCCACCAGCGCCGCCCACGATGCGCAGGGAGCGCGCCAGGGCAAACGAGCCCGTGTACGATGGCAGCACGGTGCCGTGGAGCTCGAGGGAGCCCAGCCGCACCACCACAGCGCCCGACAGGTCGTCCGTCGTATCGTCGAGCACGGCATCAACGAACCACGCCCCGCCCCATGGCACGAACAGCTCAAGCCGCGTGCAGTGCTTCTCACCGATCGAAACGAAGAAGTCAGTCATCGCGGAGCCCCCGGTGCGCTGGGTGCGAGTTTTCCGACCTGGCCCGGGTCAAGTAACTGATCGGTCAAATCCTTGATGCGCTTGTCGAGCGGGTCGAGCGGGCTATCTTGCGAGGCCTCAAGCTTCGCAGACGCCGCACGAGGCTTAGTCACTATCTGCACGAACTCGATGGGCACGATGTAAACGCCCTTGGTACCCGCCGGCTCCTCTTGGGGTTCGTTCTCCACCATGCACGACGTAATGCCGAGCGGCACCAATTGCGGGTGCCAAATGGTCATCGCCAGCGCCGGATCGTAATTGGTGCTCGATGCACTATTGACCGCACCACGACGCGGTACCGTGTTGATCAAGACTCGCCACGTCTGCCAATCTTCCCAGTCCTGAACGCTGGCAAGAATCAAGTTCGTCTTGAAGTGAGCCAGCTTGCGACCAAAAAACACCACGAACGCAAAGTCGATTCCGTACCCGCGACGCTCATCAATTGCGCGAGCGATAGAGGCGCCCACCGGTCCGACACACACGCCCGGGCTCCAATTGTTGGCCAGCTTGAACTTGTTGACCGGGTTGCGGATAGGGTCCCAGCTCATGCCGCTGCTCCCTGCTGAATCGTGAGACCCTCGAGTGCTTGCGCAATCAGATCAGTAAGTTCACCGATCGACAGCGTCACCTTATCCGACTTGCTCAATCCGTGCAGGTGCAGCTGACCGATCGTCGGATGCGCTTGACCGCCACCGGATGACGCGCGTCCCCCACCTCCAAACGCGGCACCACGAGCGCCGAAGCCAGCAGCACCGCCAGCATCGAACGTAGCGCGCTGAATGTCGCGAGTCGTCCGCACGAGCTCCGGTTGACCCTTTTTCATGCCGATCCCCTGACCCGCAGTTAAGTTGAGCCCGAGACGTTCCCATTTCTTCGAAGGGGAATGACTCTCTTGCTCTTTCTTCGCTGCATCATTGGCGGCACGTTGGGCAGCACGGGCAGCTTCGATTAGCGCTGGCTTTCCTTTTTCGATTCCGTCAATGAGCCCCTGGATCATGTTGAATCCAACGCCCATGGTGTCGCTACCATGTACGAGCTGCTTATAGGCTGCGTCCGCTGCATCATCCGCGGCTTGCCAAGCCTTGTCCTGATTACCGATCCCGCCGTGGAACGTGACCGCCTGCATCAACTTGCCAGCGACCTGTGCAAAACGAATCACAGTCGTAAGACCGTCAGCAAGCACTAGCGTGGCCTGGCCAGCGCGAAGAATTCCCACCGCGAGGCTTGCTACACCGTTGATAGCCGTCTCGAGCAGCTGTCCAGCGTCCCCGAGTCCAAGGTTCTTGAATGACAGTACACCCTTGAGTGTCTTGAACTTGATCGCCGCCTCGAGGGCTACGATGGTCACGCCCTGCAGAAACCGCTTTACCGTTAGCGATCCCTTTTCAGCACTGGACGACAGCGGGTCGAAGAACGTGCCAAAGATTGCGCGCCACGCCTTCGATGTCTCGGTGCCCTTGCTGAACAGCCCGAGCACGTTGTGCAGTCCGCGCAGCAGCGGCTCAACCTTCAGACCCGTGAATAGCTGCGTGAACCCATAACGGGCTTTGGCGATCTGCACAGGCAGCGCCAACATTTGCTGCTGCACAATCGGTCCGAACTTGGACTTCATGATCGCCGCGGCACCCGTCACACTGCGCCCGAACATGGCAGCGCCCGCTACCATGTTGATGCCCATCTGCCGTCCCTCGTCACCCGCAGCGGCCTCGCCTAGTGCCACGGCCTCTAGCGATTGCTTGAGCGCGTTGCCACGCAGTCCGAATCGATAAAGCTCGGCATTGAGTGCGACGACACGATCGCGCGTGATTGGCACCGCATTCGAAACATCGTCGATCGCGGTCTGCATCTGCGCAGCGTTACCCGGCGCGCGCTGCATGATGCCGAAGAACCCGCGCCACACTTTGGTCATGCCCTCGATCGAGAGCCGTTCAGAGCGGTACGCGTCCGCCGATGAGACAGCCATCTTGGCGAGTCCGATAACACTCTTCGCAACCGCCAAGTCGAACACGACCAAAGCAGCAACAGCGGCCAGTGTCACGCCGATAAGTCCAGCCCTACCGAGAGTGCCGACAAGTGTTTGCGTCTTCGATGTCAGCCCAGAGACGGGACCACCAGCAATCGAAGCACCAGCTGCAAGTGCCGAGAGCCCCGACGACGCGCCTTTCGCGGCCGCCGTGGTTTTCTTCATCGCTTCGGTTGCAATGCCAAGTCCCCCCTTCATACCGAGCAAAGCAACTGTCTTCTGACCAATTACTTTCCTCTCTTCGAGCATGCGATTCTTCAGATCGACCCCCATCTTGGTCGTCTGCAGCCCGGCAGTCTTCAGGCCCTTGTAGGCCAGCTGCATCTTGTTGAGCGAGAGGAATTCCTTGTCGAGCTCACCGCGCAGTTTTTCGATCGTCTTGGCCTGAGCTTGCGTTTCAGGAACGCCCTCAGCCTTCAACTCGGTAACGAATACTGCGCGGTTTTCGTCAGCCACGCAGCGCCCCCACAGCAGACGCCAGGCCTTGCATGCCTTCAGCGACCTTATGCAGTGATTGGATTGCGTCTGCCACGATTAGAGCTCCTACCTGTTGCCGAACCCACCGCTCATCTTCTAACGACGGCTCGATGCCGAAGAATTCAAGCAGGTATTCGGCCGCTACCGATGCATTCTCAAACGCGTCCTGACGAGCCTCCGCTATTTTCCCAACAGGTTTGACTGGTCAACTGCAACGAGCAGACTCGCTGCGTTGATCACAGCGTCGCGAGCGTTCGGGAAATCCAGGTACATCTTCTCAGCTTCAACCGCCGTCGGGTACTCAACTGCCACCGCGCTGAATTCCGACTGCAGCTCTTCGGTCAAGTTGCGATTCGACGTTGCGGTCGAAATCTTGTTGTACACGACTGCTGGCGCCTTCTTCACTGCGATGAAACGCCCATCAGGAAGGAACACAACAGCGAGGTTGATGCCGAGCGTCCTGCCCGTGCTCTCCTCAATCTCGCCCAGTTTGATCTCGCTGTCGATGCGCGTTTCCTTCACAGCCGCGTCATATGCCGCTAGCTTGTCCGCTCGCTTCTTCTTGATGTCTGCCAGTTGCTCTTGCTTGTTCATCGGGGTCTCCTTTGCTCACACGCTTCTATCAGCCGCCCTCTTCGCTCGAGTCGTAGAGGGTAAATCCGTTCACCTTCTTGCGAAGGCACTGGAAGCCAATCTCTTCGTAGAGACCAGCTGGGCCACGTTCCCACTGCCCAGAGGGTCCCTTGACGGTCACGTCTTCCCACTCATAGAAAGCCTGCAACGGACCTTCGACAACTTGCACCGTCCAGTACATGGTCACGTTGCCGTAGCTGCGCTTATCAGGAGCCGCGCGCCCTAGCATCGTGATGAGTGAGTCGAAACCGGCATTCACGCCAGCCGATGCAGCGTGTTGCAGAAACCGCACCTTGGGCTCACCGGGGTTGTACTCGCCCGCCGAATACCCCATGGGCGCTTGTGCACGGTTCTGACCGTAAATGAGCTCCCGTTCGCGTTGCTCGTCGCCGGTCTGGAAGTTGTTGAACCCGAACATTCGTTGGCCACCGCCGCCAAACTCCGGATTGATCTCGATAATGAAGATGATCGAACCCCAACTAACTAGGTTCGAATTGAACCGCTGCTTATCCATTTGGCGCACCAATCTGCGAGACCATCGCAACTGTGAGGTTGATCGTCTTCACGTAGATCTTTGTGACGAACTCCGCCTCGACCGTCAAAGGAGGAGCCGTGCCAGTCACCGGATCGATCGACGTGAGGTTGTCGTCGGGCGAGATGGTTGTGAGTTGGTCACTCGCGTAACCCGGGCTCATGATCGCCCCGTTCGCTGCTTTATTCGCACCCTTCTCGAGCGCGTTACGGTCCGAGTCCCGCATCTTGCCCGTGGCTGAATTCGCAAAGAAGTCAGCGCTAAGGCGCCGTCGGAAGTACGTCCGCAGCGAGCGAGCGAGTAGATTGCCCACCTCAAGATGCGGCATCATCGTCACGCCACTCGATCCGCCACCGTAAGCCGTGAACATGCGCGGGTTGTTGACATAGACGCCCGTCTCGTTCTCGTGCGTGCGCAGAACACCGGCGCGCAAATCATCGAGCCCCGGATCGTGCTGCTCGTCGTGGCAATCTGTGTTGCCGTTGTCGTCCTCGAGTGTGACTCCTGGAAGTGGCCCGAGCGTGACTTGCGCGATATCCGTTTGCGGATTGACGCTCGCCTCTCGAGGCGCCACCACAACCACCGGGCTCCACTTGTACGTGCGACCACTGACCGCCGAGAGCACCTTGCAGTCGAAGCCCCAGATTGACCCGAACTCGAGTGCAATCGAATTCCACTCGGTCTTGAATGCTGCTTGGTAGTCCGCGTCAGACTCGGCAACGGACACCGTGGGACCGCCGACAATCGAGCGGCCCTGCATGCGCCAGCCGCCCATCCAACCGCGCTCTTTGCCGGTAAGGAACGCTTGCACGAACGCACTGTCGATGATCTGCGCCAGGCTCGCGGTAACTACGCCGCACACTGCAGCCCACTCCCAAGCGCCCGAGTAACGGAACGCCGCATCGAGAGCCGCCGTGATTGACTCCGCCGTGAACATGGGAGCGTTGAGCAGCACAGCAAGCTCAGCACCGGGCGCGATGGTCTGTCCCGCACTGCCAAGCGTAACCGAGGCCCCACCAGAATCGGGGAACGTGATCTCGTGCGCCGTGCCCAAGTCCGTCACCTGTGACCAGGTTCGACCATCGTCGGTCGAGGTCTGATAGGTGATGCCGGCCGTGCCAAGTGTGCCACCGTCCACACAGCGCCACCTCGCTTGATAGTCGCCATCCGGATAGGTTGCAGCGTCAACGGTCGCAACCGCCGTGCAGGTCGAACCCGGGTACTGACTCGTGTCCAGCGTACCGAAGCTGCCAGCCGCAACAACGTTGGCAAACAGGCTAATGATCTCGCTCGCCGCAAGAGTGCCGGCTGCAAGAGACAACGTCAGGTTCTCGGTATCGCCCAAAGGAACCACGATCGAATTCGCAGTGCCTAGCGGAGTGAGCGCGCCATAGTTGTCACCGCCGTCTGTAGATATTCGGTAGGTGATGCCCGCTGTGCCAACGGTGCCACCCGAGGCAATCATCGCGATCACCTCCGCGTTCTGGCTCGTGGCGCTGCCCGTATGCACGGTCACAACACTGCTGCCGTGCCCTGTCGTCCGAGTGACGTCAGAGAATGCTGACACGCTCGACGAGTCCACTCGGACGCACACGACCTGCAACCGGTAATTCTTGATCGCGTAGCAAGCGGCCTCAACAAGAGGACCGCTAGCAAACGTCGAGATGACGTCACTGCCGCGAGTCTTAGCGATGGGCGTTGCGATTGGGCCTGCATCGGCTGGACCGATGATCATCAGCTGTTTGCCGGGCAATGCCTGTATTGACAGCCCGTTTCGACGGAACACATTGACCGACGGAATCATGTATCAGCCTCCACTGTGAAAGGGTTCGTATCGTTGACCGTGACTCTCGCGGTCGGATGAACCTGAACGAACTCCGCCAAATCATCGAACTGATCGACGATTGCGGATTGAACAGTTGCGGGGATTTGGTACTCGACGCCGTTCGGTAGCTGCTGAGACGGCTTGAGCACCTTTGGCTCACCGAGCTCAACGGGCGAGGTGACCTGGTCGTCTCCGTAGTGGTGGCAGGCCAGATACACGTTGCGCGCCAGCTCGTGCATCAGCGACTCAACGATGTGATCGTTAGCGCGAGCGCTACTGATGCGCGTTTCGTCCCGCCCGTAAACGAACCACTGAAACTTACGTGGCTGACTGAACAGCGGCCTCGGATAACGTCCAGGCTGCTCGGCATCCTCGAACGCACCGACGGAACCGTCTGCAGCATTCGGCACCAACACAATGCGTCCGTGAGTGCCAACGTTGGTTGCTTTCTGCGGCTCGAGTCGTCCCCACACGACGGTAACCGGAAACTTGACCGGCGCCCACGTAACCAGGTCGGTACCGAGCTGCCAACACGTGTCGAGGTTGCTGTCTGTCAGAACCACCACACGCATGCCGGCGACTTTTGGCAGTGCGTCACGAGCTGCAGTACTGAGCACGCCCGTAAACGCGCCGAGCCAGTCCGTGTACGTGAGCCGTCGAATCTCGTCGAACAGACCCTCGAGTGCAAAGGTAGTCACTTGCCCCCCTTGATCTCGTTGAATCGCTTTTGCAGACGCTCACGGATGACACCCTTGAACGGGCCCGGGAGCTTCGAAAATGGAATGATTGAACGACGGAACCCGCCGAGCTTTGCCGAGCCACCTCGGTAACCGCGCGCACTGCCAACATGGTGGCGGACGTCCACGGCATTGTTCAGTGACGTCTCGATGGTCGTGCCCTTTGCAACGTTCGTCACGTGGCTCGCCGAATTGATAAGCACGGGCAAACCGTCTTGCCCCGGGCGCCACGCGTGACCGTAGGGATCAACCTGGTTTGCGACGTTCTCCTCGACCTTTTGCTGAAAGCCCTCAGCGACGTCACGCGAGCAGTCCTCGTTGATCGTCTCGACTTTTTTGAGAAGTTCAAGTTCTGCGTCGAGCGCGGCGAATGCGGCGGAGTTGTCAGCCATAGCGACGATTCCCCGCGACTGCATCGTACTGCTTGTGCCGCGATGTATAAGGACTCTGCTCGGAGTAACCAAGCGTTACCGGTGCAACGATGCCGCTTGAGTCATCGTTCGCACTCAGTGGTAGATCGTAGAGACCGTCTTTTGCGTCGGCGATCTCTTTGAGTTGCTCGTGTACAAACTCGAAGTGCTTCTCAACTAGCGTCCACTGTTCATCCGATGGCCGAATCCCCAGGGCCATAAAAGCTTCGGGCTCCACGAGCCACGCCGTCAGCTTTCGGATAATGTCCGGGGGATTCGGTACCGGTCGCACGTAGCGTTTACCAATCCTCGAATCGACCCACCCGCTAGCAGCAGAGCACAAGGCTTGTAGCTTTCCGGGCCACTTCGCGTCTAGCTCCGCCGCGTTTTGCGGGTTGAAAGCACTGAAGTAACTCAGCGCTTTCTCGTCGGTGTCGAGGTAGTTCGATGACATTGGCTGCTCAGATTGGCTGCTCAGGTTACCGTTGCGCGCGGCGCTTCGAACTTGTCGATAAACGACGGCTCACCAACGCCGACAAAGATTCGAGTCTGCCCAACAGCGGCCACGGCATCTTTCCTCGCGAGCTCGTATTGCGGCGAACCACTGCCGGTTGCATCGCCGTAGATCTGGACCTGCCATGGCTCACGCATGCCGATATTGATTGCGCCTAGCTCTGACTCTGCGTTGTCGCCCTCGCACTCGAGGTACCAGTCCCACGGCTCGATCGCTACTGTCCCACCCGTATAGGTGGCGAGGTCCTTTGCGGAGTCGAGCTCTTGAAGAATCACGGGACCCTTGAAGCCAAGACGCTTGATTGACCCTTCAATGTCCATCGAGCCGCCGCCGGTTGAACCGCTACCCGCATGAGCAGCAATCACCTTAGCGTCAAGGATTCGGTCGATTTGCTTCTGCAATCGCTTGCTAGCAACAATCGTTGTCGGATCCATGTAGCGAGGGGTTTCCCCGTCTGCCATGACCATCGTTGCCTTCTGGGCGATGGCGAGCCAAAGGTTATTCCAACCGTCTTCAATCGACACATCAGCACTAGCGCTGTATTGCCAGATCCCGTTACCGTCCTTCGCGAATGGTCCACCGAGAGGCAGGAACCCACAATCCGTCGTAGATGCCTTACCTTTGTGGTAATTCGAGTAGGTACCGAGACCGGTTGCTTTGTAGTTGAACGGATGCGCCGTGCTGAACAGGGCTTGACCGTCAAAGCACTTCAGTGGGTACGAGTTACCGTTGGTGGTGTTGAGTACCAACGTTGTACCTTGACGAAGTGCGCCGACTGCCAATTCTTGGGGTAGACGAGCAACTTTTGCCGTTGCCTGTGAGACTGCCTCACTCATCAGGTTGATCCCCTGAATGACGTTGCCTCCCGACTGCGTATCCTTGAATTTGCCTTCAGAAATCTCAATTCCCCACTTGTGAAAGTGGTTGACGAAGATACTTTCAGCCAACACAAGGTCACTCAGATCGACGCCGCCGCCATCGGGGCCCCAATCTCGCAGCTTCTGCGCCTCAAGCAGGTGGAAGAAGTGCTCTTCCAAAGTGTCGCTCTCGAGCACCTTGACGAAACGTTGGTAGTTGAGATTGCGTGCAATCTTCGCGTACGTGTTGATCCGCTTGAAGTGGCAGGCGGTTCGAATCTTGTTGATTGTGATCTGCTCTAGCATTGCCCGATCCCTTTCAGCTCATCAAGTCCGCAGACTCGACTGCAGTCACTCGGACGCCTACGCCACGGGTCGAATCAACGGCCCAGATTACCCCGGCGAATGCGCGGTTGATTCCGCCGCTCGTCTTGGTTTTGCTCACAGTGTCGCCGTCAACGAGGTAACACTTTGCAAGAAAGTCCGTTGCAATGGCGATGTTCCCGTCATTGGCGAACCACTCTAGATCAACAGGTCGATACAGCTGCGCTTGCACAGTCGTATCACCAGCGGTCTGGCTGTAGTCCTCGCATGCAGCACCAATGACGAACTCATTGGTCGCGCCGCTTGCAGGGCCAGCAGTGTACGTGCCTCGGATATTGGCGACGGCTTGATTTTGGCCACCAACCGCACCGGTCGCCAAGGCTAGCGTCATCGTGTAGATCGTCGAACGGTCTCGCGTTCTCGCGGTGCTCATTGCTTGCCCCCGCGCAGTGAAGCGACGCGCGCCTCGGTTGCGTTGACAATCGCGTTAGCTTGCTCTGGAGAGAGCAAACCAAGTTCCTTCTTGCCACCGCCGATATCGATAAGGCCCGTGCTCTTGTTTCCAAGATTTAGGGATTTCAGCTCGGACTCGCTGAAGATAGACAAGTCAGGAGTTTCAGCGCCCGGATTGATGTCAATCACCTTTGCGCCGGTGCCTTCGGTACGGCCGCGAGTGCCGGTTGCACCGATTGCCGCAACGCTGGGGTTCGGTGTGCCGAGCTTTGCAACTCGCCTGGACAGCGTATCGATGGCTTGCGCTTGCTGCACGATGACAGCGTTCTGCGCAGCTAGCCGGCGATACGACGTGGCTTCACGCCGCAGACGTGCAGCGCTCGCACGAAGTGAACGCGCGTGCAACATGTGCGTCTTGGCAGTTTTCGCCGCGTCCTTGGCGCCGCTTGTGACAGCAGCGAGGGCCTTTGCATCCTCGTCACCGGCTTCAGCTTCCGCCTTCTTCGCGTCGGTTTCGCACTTCTTCGCGTCCTCGTCGGACTCGGCAGAGCTCGAAGCGTCGTCGTCGGTTTCAGCCGCCGAAGCGTCGTCGCCGCCTTCGTCTTCACCCTCGTCACCGTCGGGCTCTTCCTTAGGCTTGTCCTTTGGTTCGTCCTTTGGTTCGTCTTTGGGCTCGTCGTCGCCCTCGGCCGAGTCGTCCTCAGCCATCTTTTTGAGCATGCCAGCAGCGCGCGCGGCTTTCTTCGCGTCGCTCCCAGATGCAATTTTCGCGAGCCCCTTTTTCACGGCGTCAAAGTCGCCGCCATCGTCGGCCCGACTAATCACGCTCGCTTCTGGAGCTGGCAAACCTAGCGCCGCTCGCGCGGACGCTGCCAATGTCTTTTTTGGCTTCATGTCTGCGTCACTTTCCGCGCCTGTTGGCGCTTCGGTTAGTTCAGCTCCCACCACCATGGCAAGCGCTGCAGATTCACCGGCTACTTCGTCAGCGAGGCCAATATCCACAGCCTGTTGCCCGTGGAAGATGCCAGCCTGCCAGCTGCGAATGGTTTCGACGTCAATGCCGCGCCGTTCCGAAACCCACTGAAAGAATATCTCTGACTCGTAGTCAACGGAGGCTTGTATGGCCGCCTCGGTCTCGTCACTGATCTCGTTGCACGGATGGCCGTCAGCTTTGCGCAAACCAGACGTAATGAGGCGAACATCCTCGCCCATAGCGTCGAGCATCTTCTTGACTGAGTGCACCTCGGCAATCACACCAATTGAACCGAAGCGCCCCTCTTCAGGCACCACGATGACATCGGCAGCCACCGCCAAAGCGAGACCCGCCGAGCACGTCTGACCATCGACGTACCAAACGAACAGCTTGCCACTCTCGTCAGCAAGCCGTCGAAGTTCGCGCGCGGTGTCGAAGCAACCGGACACGTCGCCGCCGGGCGTGTCACCGGAAACAAACACAACCTTCGCCGAGCTCGCGAACGCCTCACGCATTCGGACAGTGATCTGGTCGTAAGACTCAAACCACCACTCATCGTGATGTGACAGCGGGCCACGAATCGCAACGTACGCTACGTCATCCGTAAACAGCTCCGCCTCTTGCTGTGGCTCGTCGGTGAACGCGTAGTCGATGCCGTAAGCGCCAGACGCACGAGGCTCGATTGCGACGGCGCCCTTGCGAATAAACTTCACGCCGCCACCTTCCCCTCAGCCAGCGCCTTGCCGAGCGTGTACAGAATGGCCTTAGCCTCTTGCGACTTCTGGCCATCGTTGTCGTTCGACTTCGCCGACTTGCCGATCTTCTCGATGGCCTCGAGAATCTTGCGGGATTCCTCTGGCGTGGCGGGCTCGGACGAAATTCCGAACTTGCGGAAGATCTCGCCCACCGGGAACTTGATGCCCATGACAGCGGCAACGCGCAGCATTGACTCGAGTCCGGACCCGAGCGCTGTGTAGATCGAAGCCTCGGCACTGAGGTCAGTCGGGCGCCGAACGTCGTAGCGGAACCCGGGCGAGTCTTCGATCTCGTCGGGGAACATCCACGCCGTAAACCAGGGGAGCACCTGCGTAGAAATTGTGTGCGCTAGCGGGACCGCACTGTCTTCGATCAGGTCGTAACGTACCGAGGCGTAAAGATCCTCGCTCGAGAACCCGGTGCCACCAGTGACGCTCACGAGTTGCCCCGCGAACTGAATCATGAACGCCTCGTTGCACTCTTTTATCGAGCTATCGAAGCCTTCCCAGCCGCGACCGTTGGACTCGACCAGCTTGACGTCCCACCCTGGTTTGACGCCGAATACGGTGTTGATTCCCCACGAGGCCACTTGCTGAAAGAAGCCGTTGGTCATCTTCTCGCTGGCACCCTGCGGACTGACCGCAACGCGTGCAGCGTTAGCCAGGTGATAAGACCAATTATCCTTGAGCGCCTGATTCGAGTCCTTGCGAACCCAACATCGACCAGCAGGGTGCCATTTGCCGTACTGCCACGGGGCCACACGAGGCCCCGTCAGATGTAACGCCCACCGCCCGTTACCTGGTTCAATCGGCACAATTCCGGCAGCAGTGCGCAAAATCCAGCAATTGAAAGGCCAGAGATAGAACAGGTCCTTTGGGTCTTTCCGCTCGAGTACGGGGTAGGGTCGGCCCTGAACGGGCACGAGCTCCCACAGTGCGACGTTCAGAAAGTCGGCATCGTCCGCGCCCTGGCGAAGTTCCTGGGGGGGGCAGAGCAGGTCGAACACGGTAAACGCGCCGTCTGCACGCTGCAGCTCTTCCTGCACCCGTTGCGAGCCTGACCAGACTTTGGGCAAGCGCATCATTCCGCCGTTCTTCGTCGTCTGCAGTCCCGAGATCACCGAGTCCCGGCGCATCGCACGGCAAAGGTGCGACACCATCGACAGGTCGCCCCAGTCGGCAGCCTGCGAGGCGATGTCCACATCTTCCAACATCCACTCGAGCCGCGTGCCCGAAAGTGTCTGTAAATTGCCGCCAAAAAGCTTTCGAATCGTTTCGACGACGCTTGTATCAACTCCAAAACCGGGGGGCGTTACGAAGCCTTCGTAGACCGTCTTGCCGATGAGTTGTGCTGCACGTGAAACAATGCTCACGGGTCAACAACTGCATTGCAATTCCTACGCGCTCAAGTAACCTAACGAGATTGAAGCAGTCTTTGCCCAGCCAGTGAACACTAAGTTGCTATCAGGTTTTCACGCCGTGCGCACACAGTTGCAAACAATACAAACAGTTTCCAGGGAGTACAGATCGTGACCAAACACATCGACAACCAAACGACACTAAAGATAGCGTCCACGGCGGGCTGTGCACCATCATCCGTCAGGAAGTACATTAGAGGTGAGCAGATGCAAGCCGCTACCAAGATGCACATTGTAGGAGCTCTGCGACGACTACGACGGCAGGATCTACTAGTGAACACAACGCCGTCAAGCTTGGCCGTGACGAGCATGCCGGGGTCGAAGGCGTGAGCGTCAAGCAGGCAGAAGTTGGCCTTGCGCGTGCTATCGATGACGCTGAGCAATATCGAGCGCTGGCAGGTGGAGGTCCGCTATTAATACCTCAGCCGATCACGCCATCACCGGGGACCCTCGAAGTCGTTATCTCGATTCCGACGATCGAGGCCTGGGAAGAGTTCCAATCGAACTTCCAAGAGCTCGACAAGCAAATCAGAAAAGCACTAGGAGGTCAGTGAAATAGAAAGAGCCCCGGCCTCCACTAGGGACAGTTCCGGGGCTCCAAGTCAACACGAGCATTTAGAGAAAACTGACGCTGAATCGCTCCCGCCACACCCCAGCCCCTTCATACACCCGCGCAACACACCATCCGCTTGGTACCAGTGGCTCGACTTCTTGACGGCGCACGCGCTTGGGCAACAGTAAGTCTTCACGTCAGCCTGGAAGCACGTCGAGAGCATGAGCCACGAGGCAACAAGGTAGCTCACGATTCGCCCCGCATTCTAGACAGCGCACCGATCCCCCAGCCCACGCGCTCTGACATCTCGCGACGCTTCCTTGGATCAGCCATCTCAAGAGCAAACCTCGAACGCTCAGCTCCACCAGCGCCGTCATCGCTCCACGTGGACTTTCCCCAATCACTCTCATGGTAATGCTCACCCTCGTGTCCGTGCTCGAGCATGCAGAGCGTCGGGTGTTCGCGGTCAAGTTGAAACGGCGACACCGCACAGCAAAAGCTAGACATTCGGTCCACCGCGATCGAGCTTCTTGCTGATTGCCTTCAGCTCCGCCAAGATGGCGTCAATCTTCCAGTACCAAAGCACCCACGCGCGAGCGGCGAGGAAGATGACGAGCGCAACGATTAGAACTCCAAGTGCAGCGGTCATATCTTCGGCTCACACATGTTGCAGGCATCGCACAACAACCCCGTAGCGCACGACGTCACCTGCGAGACCGAGTTGAAGATGCAAGGACAGTAAAGCTCACCGAGCTGGGGGCACGACGTGTGCGGTCCGACGTAGTTGGTCGATGTAGCGGTCACCACGCAGATCGCAGTAGCCATCGACGACCCGCCAGTTGCGTTGGCTCCACCCGTTGCAGCGACGCGCCCACCAGTCGCGAGCGCGCCTCCCGTTGCTTTCATTCCACCGGTTGCGAGTGCGCCACCGGTTGCCGCTCCACCCGTGGACGAGGCAGAGTCGCCACCCGTGGCGATACTGGACTGGAAAACTTCCGCGTTCACCTCGCCACCGTCCACGATAATATTCGTGGTCGAAGTACTCGAGCAAGCCACCAAACACAGTGCAATCGCCATAATCCTCATAACCCAAGTATCCACGCCAAACTGCCGCGACACCAGCGGTTTTTGAACCACCCGCGCAACCACCCGGTATCACTACTCATCTAGCTTGCGCTCCTGCCGCTTGAGCATCTCGATGGTTGCCTTGGTCCCATGTAGCGCCTCAAAATATTTGAGCGAATCGGGCACCTTCACTTCGCCCGGCCTGTGGTGGTACCAGGGGGTTCTGGATGCGCGACGGCCCGCACGGTTTTGACGCTTAGCTCGCTCCAATAGCTCGTTTTCGTCGGGGAGCTTTTCTGGCTCTGCCGTTGCGCTGTCAATTGCACCGAGCACACGAACGAGGCCTCGACGCAGAGCGAGCAGCAAAGGGCGCGCGTTCATGGCGCCTCAACTGTTGCCGTGAGCTCTTCGTACAGTAGGCAATAGTTTAGTGCACATTCGTGCATAGTAGAACCGGTCCAGCTCACCACAATTCTACTGCTCGGCGGTCGCAACGCTCCAAGCTCACACGCTAGAGACGAAGCGTTTCCCCACTGGTACCAACCAACGCCGACGACAACATCGTCTAGCCGCTCGCGCATTGTCGGCACGCTCGCAACCATCACAGGGCAACCGGCGGCCAGGCACTCGTCCACCGCCATTCCGTACGCCTCCTTTCGCGCCACTGCGGGCACAGCCACGTCAACGCTCTGCAGCAGCTGCGGCAATTCTTCTGGCGAATAACGACCATGAAACCTCACGTGTTCAAGCTTGCTACGATCTGCAAACTCCACCCACTCACCGAGCACCGAGAATTCAAAACGGTTATCGTACTTGAGTACTCGAGCGGCATCAGCAAACGCGTCCCACCCCTTCTCGGGCAGCACGCCGCCGACCCATGCCACCCTAACCCTATCCGTTGGGCGGTACGTATCAGCAAACGGGTAGCTCGGTACGCCATGGGGGATCAACACTGTCTGAAGTTTTGCCCCGTCAATTCGATGACAACTCACATTTCGCTCGTAGCGCTCACGTAGAGATTCACTCGGGAACACGATGCGGTCGACGTAACCCAACATCGACCCCACCTCGAGCGGTCGACGCTCAAGAAGCATCGGAAAGCTATCCGAGTGTCTCCCCTCCACTCGCACGGTCCACTCTTGCTCGACGCACTCTCGGCATTGCTGACAATCCTCGGCCGCGTCGCGTCCGCAGCTCCACCCCGCTGTCAGGTACGACGGGCAAAGGTAGAAGTCGTCGTGCACCGATAGGACCGTTGGGCAATATGCTCGCGCGATCTCGGGCAAACGAAACGTGCCAAAACCGCCGAGGTGTTGGAAGTGCACCACCTCCGGAGCCAGCGACTCGAGGCAATCGCAAAACCACTTCTCCACGTGCTCGGCGCGCAGCTGGAAAGGGAAGATTCCAAGGTCGATTTGCGACTGCACCAGATGCGGCGCCATCACGATGTGAAGCTCACCGAACTCACCGACATGAGTTGAGGATTCGAGCGCCGCCTCCCGTGTCGGGTACATCACCACGACGTCGAGCGACTCGCACAGTTCTTTGACGAGTCGCCGCTGAAACACCTCGAGCCCACCGAGCTTGCCCCAATGGTGGCAGACGAAGAGCACGCGCTTACGATTACCGGTGCGACGTTGCCACAATCGAATTGCGATACTGACACGGTGTTGTGTCTGTTTGCCCTCGAGACACCAGTTATCAACGACCTTGTCGAATCCTGGATACTGCTCCAGAAACATCGCCTGGTGTTCTTCGCGTAGCTTTCGGGCGCGCCACCCAAATGACGCATGGTGTTCGTGCCACACGAAGAGGTTGTCAGCGAGAATACACGAGAACCCGGCAGCCTTGGCGCGCACGCTCCAATCGGTTTCTTCACCGTAACCCTTGCCCCACTTCGGATCGAAGCTCCCGACGGCCTCGAGCGCTTCACGAGTCAGCATCATGCAAAAACCGACGGCGCAAGGAATCTCGGGGAAAGACTCGCCTGAGGTCTCTTCGACGATGTGATCCATAGCCTCGGGGTCAAGCCAGTCAGGAAGGTCATTGTCGTAAGCGTTCGGTACCGAGTAGTGGCTGGCGTTATTCGACAGTGGAGATATCGCACCGACGCGCACCCCGCGTTCAGTCCCTTGCGCTCGCGCCTCGTCGATACGCTCGACCCACCTCGGAGGCACTATCGTGTCCGAGTTGAGCAAGATGGGCTCGGTACCAGTCGCCAGCGCTTCACGAATTCCCTCGTTCGCAGTCTTGACGAAGCCCAGATTCTTCGAATGAAACGTCACGATCATTCGCTCGCTCCAAGTAAAGTCTTGCAAATAGCGAATGACGTCGCCCTCTCGACTGCAATCGTCAATCACTAGGATGCGATGCTCTTTCGGTGTATTCCTCAGCACCGAATCGATGCACTTCTTGACGTGCTCGAGCGCTCCAAAAACTGGGATGATGATGGTGTACTTGTTCATTGGTGTCTGCCTTTCTTGATATTCCTCATGTACGTGTTGAACGCGTCTCGCGGGTTGACCGCTTTCACTTGTGACTCTGCATCTTGCTGCTCAGCTTCTGTCGTATCCTCAGCCACCGGGAACGCGTGGTGCATGTACGCCGCATAGGCAAACACGCGCAGCATATCCAGGCGGTCTGGGCTTCGGTGCAGAACCTTGCGGTATCCTTCGGGGCCATCCTTGCGCGTCGCAGATCGAATCGAGTCGTACCAGACACCATCAACACGACGACGAACGAAGTACCACTTTGAGTGATTCATCTCTTGGCGCAACTTGTCATCGTGCGGGACGGCCCCACCTCGAGCAAGCCACCGTGCCAAGTGATAATGCGCCTCGTCGCCCACGAGCTCGAAGTCAAACTTCGCGGGTGCCTGCTGACCGAAGTACACCGGCACGACCTCGAACAACACCTTCTCGTGAGCAGCCAAGCGCGTCGTTGCCAAGTAGTCCTCGAGGCGATTCACCACCTTGTGTCCAACGCCGTCAGCATCCACGGCAACGATTGCCACCTCGTTGCGGTGCTCGCGGTGTCGCTCGATGAGCTCAATGACTAGGTCCAGATAATCTTCTTTCGTCCACGCGCGACCGACGCGCTTCTCAAGTAACTTGAAACCACGCACGGCACCCGCACACGCCTCGTCGCCCTCGCCACTCTCGCCCGCTGGATCGATAGGAATTACGAGCCGTCCGCGCGCTTCGGTTGCGGAGTAGTTATCGACGTCTTGCGAGCGCAGTATATGCTGCGGTTGGTAGATACACAGCTCGTCAAACTTCGGGTACAGCCCGCGGTTGTTGATGAGGTAGATCGGGTTCTCTCGGCCACGGTCGTCAGACAGCTCATCCGCTTTCAGCTCGGCAGCATCGGGTAGGTAAGGCAGCTTAGTGCGTGCTGCAACCTCACCGCTCAAGTTCACGACGTTCCAACCGTACAACGCTCGAGTCTTCTCGTCGTTGACCGCGTCCCACATCGGATGTTCTGCACTGTCGAGGCAGTTACCTGGCCCAAAGAAACGCGCTTCGGGTCCCGCGATATTTCCCTTCCATGCGTTGAACAGCTCGTAACTCAGCCCCGAAAACTCGTCGCAAATAACGAGGATATGAATGCCGTGGTACCCACCGAGCGACGTTGCCTCTTTGCCAGTGATGCCGATGATGAAGCGTTCCTTGTCATCGCTCCAGATCCCCTTGGTCGGCGTTTCGCATGGCTCCGCATCAATCACCTGAGAGTGCGGGCAAGGTCGAGCGGTGACACCAGCGCGCCTGCAGTCGAGACAGATCCCTGATCGGCTCAGGCATCGAAGAATCTCCGCCCAGTCCTGGGTTCGCAGCTGCACGCCCGTGAAGTTGGAAACACATACGCGACCATCCTCCCAGCAGCAGTAACGCCACCATGACAGCCAACCAACGCCCTTAGTCTTACCAACACCACGTGCACTGGGTCCCACTGTGCGCTTGTGGTCTCGCACCGATTCAAGCAGCGTCACCTGGTCGTCGTCGGTACCGTCCGGATCTTCCCACGGGTCCTCGCCAAGGATGGTGCGCACGAAGCCCACCGGGTCGTTTTGAAATTCGGTGCAAGGGAACGATATCGATCGAACGCACTCGAGGGAGCGCGCCAGGCGATCTGCAAATGGACCGCTACCAGTGAGCGCACCGATGACGAGCAAACGGTCGTGAGGCAACGGCTTGAGCAGCGCGCACACCGTCGTCTCGGTGGACGCCCAAGCTCCCGTGCGCATGAGGTCCTCAGGCTCGTCGCGCCGCTCGTACTTTTCGATCACGCGCGCAGTCGACCGTCTGAACTGCGAGTGACGACGGTAGAGCTCGGACTGGACGTCGGGGTCGATGCTCGTTTGACGCTCGACGGACTCAGGCAGCAGCTCTCGCATCGTCGCCAATGACTTGGAAATCTCGACGGCTGGTCCAGACGTTGGCGGCTCGAGAAGCACCGAGCGCAACTCGGGGTGAGTGCAGGCACCGAGCACACACGAGCGCATTGCCTGGTACTGCATGTGCCCAACGAGGCGGTCGATCTCGTTGAGAGCCCCAACGTGGGACTCGATGACGCCCGTGCAGTCGGCCACCGTCGCCAGCGCGCGAGATAGCCATGCGACCTCGGGGTTCGTCTTTAGGTCGCTCGACCCGCGACGAGGTGACGGCGCTTCCTGCTCGGCTACCGGGTAAGCCCTAGCCAGTCTCGCTAGGAAGTCCGCAGACGGGGGCCGCTTCCCGTTGCGCACTAGGGAAGCCGCGGTGCGCGAAACCCCCATTGCCGTGGCGACGGTGGCTATTCCCCAGCGGTCGCAGAGGGTGGCGAGGCGTTCGAGGGCTACCGAAATCTCAGGACTCATGGCGTAACGCCCCCGTTACAGGTTCGTGATTTGGTGACCGGTGGACCGTTTTCGTTACTGGCTGTAAATTTTGAAAGTCCGCGCAGGGAAAATCTGAG